GTTTCTGGAATGATAACCTTTCCTTCAACCTTGTGTTCCTTGGTGAAAAAGAACGTGATCTGCTTGTTCTTGTTTTCACCGGAGAAAACTTGGAAGGCCGCGCCGCCGATGACATGGTTCTTCCCATATTCAGCGTTAATCTTGCGGATTGCCCGCTTCATAACGCCTTGGGTAGCAGCCGAGACTGAATTGTAAAACTTAGTCATCGGCCCGCAATCGCCATGGTCAACCGCATGGAGCACACATCCGGCGATGATTTCTTTCATCTTAGAATAGTGTGACTGGTCTGCCTTGGCGAAAGTCTCAATTGCAGAATTGAGAGCGGCCAGGTTTTCGTAAATGCGCTTAGTCATGTTATTCACCTTTCGGCTAATTAATGCGGTCTTCTCCTGTTTTCGTGACTAATCCCGTTATGGGAAAAGCTATCGGAGCGCTGGCCGCATTAGAAGGCCGATCGGCTTCTAACAGTTTGCCATATTCAATTGTCACAGAACACGCGCAATGGTTTCCTGTCCTGGTAACAGACACATTTGTGCCATGTACCAATTAGGTTGCCGCCGCACGGCAGGGAAACGCACGAGCCTTGGGCCTTTCGGCTTGGCAAGCTTCGGTTTTCAACCACAAGGGCTTACTGGCCTAACTCGCCGCACAAGGGGCTTCCCCTCAAAACCTGGCGATCCGCCCAAAAGGCAAATCACCCGATCTGAGGCTAAGATAATGCTTCCGGCAGTACATACAAATCACATAGTATTACAGATTGTAACATTCCGTGATCCATTTACACGCGGGAAATGGCACGAGTGCACGTATACGCGCATGTATGGGAGAGCATGGGTTAGATATGCCCTAGAGCGCCCATAAATGGCCGTAGGAAGCGATTGGACGCCTGGCCGGTATAAGACACTAGAAATGATCTGAATGCGCTGTATGGGCTTGCTAGGTGCCTTAGAATGGATTTAGGTATATAATCCTATATAGGTAAATATTCCTATTAAAGAGCAAAAAAATAACCCCTAAGTAAAAACTCAGGGGTTTGAAGTATTAGATCAATCCTTTCGTGATTGAGTGCTTATAGAACATTTCCTTGGATTTCTTTTCCAAAGCATTTCCACCTGCTCTATCTCCTGAAAGCCAGCATTCCTTAGCTGCCATGAAATAAAGCTTTGAAGCTTCCTGATAGGACTCTTCGTTCTCCGCCAGATTTGCTTCAATCTCATAGGTATTCCCCATGAAAGGTTGTTCATATCTAGGTTTGCAGTAAGTCATTTCACTTCCTTTTGTTGGATCATGTAGCTAATAAAACCGCTTATGTTCTTAGAGTTTAGTTTAATGGTCTATTTGTTTGCCATCGCCTTTTAGACCATGGACATGGTTTCCATGGATAAAGACAACAGGAATACTATCAGGGAATTCGTTCTCTAATGCTTCAACATAAGCATAACTATCTGCCGGGCACCTGTCCAATAAAAACCTTCGATTAGGTGTCACCAGATAAATATCTAACACCAGGAAATAATCTTCTTTATTGAAATAAACAGGAGTCATTACCTGTTCAATCCAATGGTTGAGAGGATTAAGACTGTTTTCGTCCCAAACCAAAGGACTGGATTTCTCTTTGTAATAGTATTTACGTGCCATTCTCATGTTCCTTTCTTTGAGAGATAAGAACACAAGCGGCTTAACTAGCTACATGATGGTTGATCTCGTCTATTAGCAAGCTTTCAAAGCCTTGGAATGCCCTTGGTTTATCTTGATCCATCTGAAAAGACAAACCAAGGCTTAAAGAGCCTGCTAATAGCTTTATTCAATTGTCAAAGATCATGAGACCTGGGGAGTTGGCGTCTCGCCCTTTCCCTGTATCTCATCTATGCACTAGGAACCCCAGTATGACAAAAGCCTATGAGATTGCAATAGGGTTTATGCTAATTAACAGGGAAAACAGGGAAAAGATTTCTAATCTAAGCCCTGGAATTAGATGATTATGCCTTGATTTATGAAACTAGGGCTTATCACGCGGATCATTCCATCCGTATGGATGATAAAGCATCGCGTGGAATAGGCCAAAAGAGTTACAGATAAAGAGTAATAAACAAAGTAATAATAAGTAAAACAGGGGAAACAACTAAGGTAATACTTGGATAAATGGCAGTTGTTAGGGGATATTGTGATATAAATGTCACATATGTATAAGAATTTTAGCTAAGTTATTCAATTTACTTCACTTTTTACTTGACAATTTGAAATGATTTTAGTATAATTAAGTTAGAAGGAAAAGAGACAACGTAGTTACTAACGTTCTGGTTAACCTAAAGTGGCTTAGCGTATAACGATGCTAACCTTAGAACGATATACAATGTTCTGGTTTATACTTAGTTGGTTTGAGATAAATTGAATAGTTAGACAAGTTGTCCTAAGCAAACATAGGAGATTGCAACTAAGTTGAATTAACTAAGTAAGACACAAGGTTAATCCCTAAAGGATATTCCTCTTAGAAAATAAGAGGTTAATACCTAAGGGAATTATACTTAAAGGAATAACCTAAAGGATAGACAAAGGTTATACTTTACAAAAGTATAGCTAATCAATGGGTTAATTACTAAGAGTATAGGGTTTATTTAGGGAATAATTTACCAAGTGGAATAGGCGCTCACAAGGTAAATCCCTCAACTACAATACTTGATGATATTACCAGATGAATAACTCTTAAATATTTCTCCGATGGAAATACCTTAGGTCTAAAATCTATTCTATTTTTCTTTCTGTTTTATTCTTCTATTACTTCTGAAATCCAGGTAATATAAGGCTTTGAGGGAGATATACTAGGGGTATACTATAGGGAGAGGAACCAAGGGGGCTTAACATTTTTATCTAAGCCACTGGACAAATTTTCTAGATTTTTAGCCTGTAAAATTATACTTAAAAGTTACATACACAATAAAGGATTTAACAAATGAGTAATGAAAAGAAAGAGAGAGAATATACAGAAGGTCAGAAGGCTTTCTTGGATGCTCTTTTCTCCCCAGAAGTAGGTGGTGATTATAGAAAAGCTATGAGGAAGGCAGGGTATAGTGAATACACTTCAGTAGCTGAAATCATTACCTCTTTATCTGAAGAAATCAAGGACAGAGCAAATAAGATAATTCTGATGAATGCCCCTAAAGCTGCTGTCAAGATGGGAGAACTTTTAGAGAATCCCGGAGTTAATGCTGGCAGTACTCTTCTCAAAGTTGCTCAGGATGTTCTTGATAGAGCAGGTGTGACTAAGAAGAGTGAAGCTAGTATATCTGATCTTAAAGCCCCCGGAGGTGTTATTCTTCTGCCTCCCAAAGGTTCTGTTGAGGTAAAGGTATATAACGAATCGGAATAAGGAGACTAAAATGAAAGACAAGAAGACTGATGGTAAGTGCAAGAAGTGTGGAAGAAAACATACAGGTAAATGTAAGTAAGGAGGATACAGAATGGTATCCCAAAGAAATTCCAAACTTAGGTGTAAGACCCCCATTTGGGTATTCAAAGAAGGGAGGTGATCCCAGTCTCCTTGTCGCTGATCCGGTAATCTTCTCCTGTCTCTCAGTAGCCTTAGATCAGTTAGACAACGGTATCTCCTTAAGAGAGGCAGCCGATAGTTTTAACTATAACTTACAAAAACATGGGATTGATCTTTCTCTGTCTCACGCTGGGCTTAAGAAACTGAGAACTCAATACCGTCCTGACTACATCAGAAAGATCAATCCTTCTTATAATAAACCTGTAACTAGAACAAAGAAAACTCAAAGGCTTATCAAACAGAAAATTGCTAATATCAAGAAATCAAAGAAAGCAATTGAAAAACAAATAGCTAAACTTGAGGGTACATTAAAAGTAAAAGAACAAGAGCATATTGAATCATTTTCTCCTGTTATCGATCTTCCTCCCATGGAACTTGATAAGAGCACATTTACCGAAGATGTACCAATTGCTTTTGAGCCTAACCCCGGACCACAGACAGAATTCCTTGCTGCTGAAGAACAAGAGGTCCTCTTCGGAGGAGCAGCAGGCGGCGGGAAATCGATGGCTTTACTTGCTGATGTTCTCAGATTTGTTCATAATAAACACTTCAATGGATTAATCCTCCGTAGAACTAATGATGAACTTAGAGATTTGATAAAGAAATCAGAAGAGCTTTACCCTGCTTTATTTGGTAAAGATGTTCAATTCCATGTTCAGAAATCTACATGGACTTTTCCTTCAGGTGCTAAACTCTGGATGACCTATTTTGATGATGATAGAGATTTCAAAAGGTTTATTGGTCAGGAATATACATATATAGCATTTGATGAGTTGACTCAGTGGCCTACACCAGAACCTTGGGTAAAACTTAAATCTCGTCTACGTGCGAAGAAAGGTTCAGGACTAGAGAACTCTCTGTTTATGAGAGCAACTACTAACCCCGGTGGTCCAGGACATGGTTGGGTTAAACAAATGTTTATTGATCCAGCCCCATTTAATTATTCTTTTTGGGCTAGAAACTCAGAAGGTGAAATAATTCGTTTTCCTGATAATCATTCAGATGAAAGTAAAGCAGGGAAACCAATCTTCAGACGCAGGTTTATTCCAAGTAAGTTATCTGATAATCCTTATCTGTATGAAGATGGTAATTATGAAGCTGGTCTTCTGTCTCTTCCAGAACAACAGCGTAGACAGTTACTTGAAGGTGATTGGAATATAGCTGATGGCGCTGCCTTCTCTGAATTCAGAACAGACTTACATGTTTGTAGACCTAGAGTCATCCCTAGTGATTGGAGAAGATTCAGATCATGTGATTGGGGTTATTCTGATAGATCAGGTACTGCTGTTCATTGGTATGCAATCGACCCTATAGATGGTCAATTAGTAGTCTACAGAGAATTATATGTGACTAAAATGACTGCTACTGAAGTTGCCAAAAGAGTTCTTGAATTAGAAAAAGGTGAGAGAATATCTTATGGTGTTCTTGATTTCAGTACTTGGGCTAGAAGAGGTGCAACAGGCATGTCACCAGCAGAGGAAATGATCAAAGCTGGATGTAAATGGAGACCTGCTGATAATAAATTCCCTACAAGTAGAGTCCATGGACGTATGAGATTACATGAATTACTTAGAGTTGATCCAGTTACTAAACGTCCGGGTATTATTTTCTTTGATACTTGTAGACAAATATTAGCCGATCTTCCTGTTATTCCTACCGATCCCGATGGGACAGACGATATTGATCCTAAATTCACTAGTGATCATGCTTATGATAGTATCAGATATGGTATTTTATCTCGTCCTAAAGCCCCAAGTGGTTGGGAACCTGCTCCTACAAGGAAATATCATCATAATTATCATAGTCAAACGGTCTTAGACCCTATATTTGGGTATTAAATAGGAAAGATGAATGGATATAGAAAATAAAACTCCGAACTCTTTCGGAAAACTTGGGTCATCTTTTGAAGGTTTCATGACCGCAGGTGCTACTATCGATCATGCTATTGATGATGTTGAAACCTTAAAGGATACAAAAGACCCTCAAGATGAAGTAAAACACTCTCCTTTGGTTTCTTATATCAAAGAACGATTCGAAAGGTCTAAAGATCGACGTAGAAATGATGAAATGAGATGGTTAAGAGCTTATAGTAACTACAGAGGCCAGTATGCCCCTTTTACTGAGTTTGAAAAATCTCAAATCTTTATGAAAATTACTAAAACTAAAGTCTTAGCCGCTTATTCTCAAATTATTGATATCTTATTCAGTAATAATAAATTCCCTCTTGGTATTGAACCCTCTCCTGTCCCTCTTGGAATTGCAGAGAGTGTTCATTTTGACCCTCAAGAGCCTCAATCTCAAGGCGGTAGTACTAATACTATAGTTCGCCCTGATATTTTAGAGGAACTTGGACCTTATAAAGAGAAACTTTCAGGTGTTGAAGATAAACTCAAGAACGGCCCCGGTACTTCTCCTACTTCTGTTACATTTGAACCTGCCAAAGAGGCAGCTAAGAAGATGGAAAAGAAGTTCTTTGATCAACTTGCAGAAGCAGATGCTAATAAAACGCTTAGGTTGACTGTTTTTGAGATGGCTTTGCTTGGTTCAGGTGCTTATAAAGGCCCTGTAGCTAAAAAGAAAGAATACCCTAAGTGGGATAATCAAGGCTCTTATTCTCCAATTGAGAAAACAATAGCAGATTTTCATCATGTTTCTATCTGGAATCTTTACCCTGATCCAGAAGTAACTAAAATCGAAGATGCTGAATATTTAATTGAGCGTCATAAGATGAATAAAACCCAATTGAGAGCATTAAAGAATCGCCCTCACTTTAGAGAAGATGTCATCGAAGAAGTTATCAAAGATGGCCCTAATTATGAACCAGAATATTGGGAAAGCACTCTTGAAGATTATAAATCAAGAGATCAGTCTGAATCTTATGAAGTTCTAGAATTTTGGGGTATTGCCGATAAGGATTTTGAAGAACTGACTGATATTAAAATTCCTAATGTTTATAAGGATAAAGATCAGGTTCAGGTTAATGTCTTCATCTGTAACAATAGAATCATCCGTCTGGCTTATAATCCTTTTACTCCTGCTAGAATACCTTATTTCCTCTGTCCTTATGAACTAAACCCCTATTCTATATTTGGAGTAGGTGTTGCAGAGAATATGGAAGACACTCAAACTCTCATGAATGGTTTTATGAGATTAGCTGTTGATAACGGTATTCTTTCTTCAAATATCTCTTTTGAAGTTAATAAAACTTATCTTGAAGATGGTCAGGATATGACTATGCGACCAGGTAAAGTTTATTATACAGAAGGAAATGCTGGTCAGGCTATCCATTCTCTTAAATGGGATAATGTGACTACTGAATGTCTTATGCTATTTGATAAAGCAAGGCAGCTTGCAGATGAAGCTACAGGTATTCCTAGTTATTCACATGGCCAGAGTAATATCCAGAGTATTGGCAGAACTGCTTCAGGTATGTCTATGCTTATGGGAGCAAGTGCTCAGAACATCAAAACAGTTGTCAAGAACATTGATGATTATTTATTAATGCCTCTTGGTCGTTCTCTATTTGCTTTTAATATGCAATTCTTTTTTGATGAAGAAATTGTAGGCGATCTTGATATTGTTCCTCGTGCAACTGAAAGTCTCATGAGAAATGAAATCAGAGCACAAAGACTTCAACAGGCTCTTCAGACTACTGCTAATCCAATGGATGCTCCTTTTGTTCGTAGAGATTATATCTTGAGAGAACTTTTCCAGAGTAATGATATTGATCCTGATAAAGCAGTTAATGATCCTAGAGAAGCTGTTCTTCAGGCAGAAGCTATGAAAAAGTTAAATGAAGCTATGGGTATTGATCCTAATAAAATGGCTCAAGGTAGTCCTCCTCCTGCTGGCCCACAAGGGCCTAATACACCTACAACTACTCCTAATCCGGGTTCACAAGGATTTAGTTCTAATGGTGGAACTGGTGGTACTCCACCTAATAATCAACCTCCGGGGAGTAGAATGCAGTGAAGAAACCTGTAGCTAGTATTATCTTAGGTTCTGGTAATTTCAAAGGTGCAGCAATTGCTTATTCTGAAGAAAGAATAGAAGAACTTAGATTACTTCTTGAAAAAGAATCTGATATCTATGTTATTAAGGAACTTCAAGGTAGAATTGCTGAACTTCGTCGTTTAACTGGTGCTGCTGATGTAGCCATGAATATATGGAAACAAGAGGAAAGAAAACATGGCACAACAGCCTAAGAGAGCAATACAAAGAATAGTTACAGATGATTCTGGTAATATCAGGTTAATTTATATTGATCTTGAGACTCTACAACCCATAGATGATCTTAGTAATTATAAAGTTATTAATGCTAATCAACAGAATATCGAACAGGTTCAAAATATTAGTGACCCTGATCCAGAACCTTTAAATCCAACATCTCTTGCAGATAGAGGACTAGATGCTCAGACTCAGAGTTTATCTAATGTAAGTAATTCTGATAGTATTAGTCCCGTTAGTTCTGGAAGCTCTCGGGCTACAGTTGCAGGGGGAGGCTCTACGAATCTTTCCTCTGTCAACTCTCAATCACAAACTGTATCTCCAACAAGAACTACTTCAGAAGTTGCTAGATCAAGTTCAGGCAGAGAGGTTACTAAAGGTGCTGGACTAGCTAACTTAACTAGTACTCCTGAAGATGGAAAGAATGCTAGAGTAGGCTTTATTGAGTCTTATGGCCCTAATAGACCTAATAGACCTAATGCAGATATCATTAGTAATATTCAAACTTCAGTTGGCAATGTTATGGGACCTAATTCTTCTGTTGTAGGGACTTCAGGTAAAGGTAATTATGGTTCTCATAGACACAGGGCAGGTGATGCACTTGATTTCCAAGTAAAAGATCAATCAGGAAAAACTGTTAATAATAGAGTTGCCATGGAAGATATTGCCATGGATTTTGCTGCTAGAAATCCTACAGCAGGTATTGGTTATAATAAAGGGTATATGGGACCTAATACTATGCACCTTGATATGGCTAATGATCCTGCTTCTTGGGGTGCAGGAAATTCTCGTAGAGGTATTGACCCTAACTTTGCTAATAATTTAGATTTTGCTAGATCAACTGGAATAGGACCTACACCTACTTTTGGTGCTCCTACTCCATTTGGCCCTAATGATCCTCAATCCCCTGCTACAGCTACAGGAGCACCTTATGGTCCAAATACTGTTGCTGGTTTATCTGCTGGAAGTATTGCTGCGATGGAAGCCCAAAAGAGTGGGATTGATCCGGGGGTTACTGTTTCAGGTGGTAAAGGTTTTACTACTATTGATAATGGTTACACTACTACCACTCGTTCTGGAGATCGTAGTTCTAGAAATAATAATCCGGGAAATCTGGAGATGGGTCCTAGAGCTGAAAGATTTGGTGCAATAGGTGATGATGGTAGATTTGCTGTGTTTACTGATCCTAAACAAGGTATAGCAGCAATGCAAGACCTCCTCTTTAGTGCTAGTATCAATAAGACTATCGAACAAGCTATCACTTCCTATGCCCCTCCGGAAGAGAATAATACAAAAAGTTATATCTCTAATGTAACAAAAGCTTTAGGACTTCCTGCTGATACTAGACTCTCTGATCTTTCAATGGCTCAAAGAGAAACTATGATTGGTGCTATGATATCAACTGAAGGTAAAAAGGGGTATTCTGAAACAAGTAGTATGCATACTTATTCAGGTGCACCTAATACAGGTAACATGGATGCCCCTTCAGAGAGTAGGAGAGGTGGTAATTTCTCGTCTGATCCTGGTGGTGGAGGTATTACTTCTAAAGGCGGTTCTTTTGGACAGTCTTATAGTTCTGGTTTCGGACCCGATCTTGGTAGATTTGGAAGTGGTGCAGATATGACTTCTGCTGTTTCTGCTGCTAATGGTGAAAGTCAAGGTGGTAGAGGCAGAGGCGGGTTTGCTGCAAGCTCTAACACTGGAGCATCTGATAAAGGTACTTCATCTTATGGTGGGGCTAAATCTTCAGGTGATGCCCAATCTTCTGGTAAATCTGGTTCTACTGGTGGTAACAAATCAAGTGGTTCTAGTGGAGGCCGAGCTGGGGGTGTAGGTACTGCTGGTGTTGGTGGTGGTTTTAGCTCTACTGATAAATCCGGTGGGAGAACTAGTGGGAAAACAGATGAAAATTAAAATCAAAGGGGTAACTAATGGTCACATTCCCAAGGGTTAATCCACAAACTGGTCAGATCGAGATGATTGATTCAGTTACAGGCCAACCTATATCAGGACAGAATATTATCCCTGCTTGGCAACAAATTAATTTAGAAGATTATGGTCTTGGGTTAAATCAACAACCACAAGACTCTCCTATTACCCCTAAAACCCCTACAGAAACTGTTAAAGATAGTAGAGAACAAGAACAGCAGCAAGAATGGAGAAGACTAGAAGGCCAAGGTACTGGTTTTACTGGAGATAATTACCACAGAGACCCCTCTAATAACTTTGGATATTTTGACAAACCTACAGGTATGGGCATGTTATCTAATTTACCCGGTGCTTTAGGTTTAGCAGGCAAAGGTATCAATGCTACAATAAATGCAAATAACGTAGGCGCTGTTTCTGCTGCTAGGGGTATGATGGGTATTGAAGGGTTATCTAATAAGGATGTTCTTAGTGGTATTGCTAAAGACAGACAAGGTTTTGTAGCTAATGTTGATATCACTAATCAAGCAGGAAAAACTAATCCTTATTCTGTTTCTTTAGAGGCTATGACCCCTAGTGGTAAAACTGCATTAACTCCTGATGAAGCTAGAAAAAGATCATTTGCCAACCCTGAAAATATTGAACTTTCTAAGAATCAAGATGAGTCTAAAAAGGGATTATTTAGTGGTATTAGATCAATGGCTAGTAACATTTTCTCTAGTTTATTTGATGATGATGTAGAAACTACTAAAATTGGTAACATGACTGTAGCTTCACCTAAATCAGGTGGTAAATATGATCAGTTTCCTGATGCCCCTTCTGCTTCAACTTCCAACAGAGGATTTAGTAACGTTAAGGAGTCTGCTCATACTGAAGAAAGAGAACGTGATACTTCTCTAAATGGTGGTAGAGGTGGGCTTTCTGATGCTGCTAGAGATGCAGTAGATAGAGGTACAGGAGGTTTATACTAAATGAAATTAGAAGGTCGCAGACAGTCTAAGAATGTTCAGAAACAAACACCTTCTGAATATAAACATGTTTTAGATGATCAAAAGTTTATTAGAGATTTAATTGGTAATACTAATGAAAGACTTAAAGATAAAACTCCTATTTCTAAAGTAAAACCAAATATTAATGAACAAATGAATAATATAAACCCCGGTTTAGCTCAATATACTGGTGATTATAAGATTAATAATCGTACACTCAGAGAAAGTAACAAACCGGGAACTTTATCAAAAAATAATAAAATAAAAGACGCTAAGTTCTTTTTAAAGTAATTAATAATTAATGGCTACCCTCAAGTAGGAGGCCCCATGAAAAGGAAAAATAATGACTGATTATTCACTCGTAAGTACTGTTAAAAATCGTGATGCACAACTTGATGCTGAACTTGCTGAACTTGAAAAGAGGCCGGATACCAATACAGATGAAGAAGTAACTGAAAAACCATCTGGTGATAATACGAATTGGAGTAAAAGGTATTCTGATCTTCGTAGTTATGCAGATAAACAGATTAATGACTTAAAGAAACAGCTAGCTGAAAAAGATAAGGCAATTGCTGAAAATAAGAAAACTGAACTTCCTGCAACTGAAGAAGAGTTCGAAGCATGGCTTCAGAAATTCCCTGATGTAGCTAGAATGATTGAGACACTTATTGTGAAGAAGTCACCCGGTGTTCCTCAAGAGATTGTTCGAGAAATTGAAACTCTTAAGGAAGATCGTTATGCTCTTGCAAGAGAACGCGCTCTTGATGACCTTCTTAAAATTCATAGTGATTTCTTTGATATCAGAGAAACAGAAGATTTTAAGAATTGGTTTGAAGAGAAAAGACTATCCCGTTCCAAGATTGATCAACAGATTTACTCTGCTGTTTATGAACAAGATACAGATGGTCTTGAAGCTGCAAGAGCTATTACTGAATATAAAAATGCTAAAGGTCTGATCAAGAAGACCAAAGATAAATTAGAAGATGCTGCATTTGTCCCTCAGGGACGTAGTTCTCAGACGAGACCTAATGCAGAAGATACTAATAAAACTTACAAATTTTCTCTGTCTCAAATTGAGAAGATGAGTATTCGTGAGTATGAAAAACTTGAGGCTGAAATTGATCAGGCTCGACGTGAAGGTAAAATTCTAGATGATCTTGGAGCCGCTTTCTAATCTTAGCTGGATTAAAGCTACCTCTTAGATTACTGAAATTTACTTTCATAAGGAAAATAATTCTAAATAAGACTACCTATATAATAGACCTCCTAATGGTTAGCTCCCAAAAGGAATACTCTTGAGTATAGCCTCTTTCTATAGATTGGTTTTCGTTAAACTATCAACTTAAAACAATTTTAGAAGGATATAATATATGTCTAGTTATGCTTTTCAGACGGCGGCTAACTATGGGAATCTTCCCGGTGTAGCTTGGTCGCCGCAAATTTACTCGAAGAAAGTCCAGAAGGCTTTCCGTAAGAAGACCGTTGTTGATCAGATTACTAACTCCGAATATTTTGGTGAGATTAAGAACCAGGGAGATAGCGTCAGGATCATTAAAGAGCCTAAACAATTTTGGGCCATTTTACAGTAATGTAATTTTGAAACCAAGTGAATTGCTGGAAGCCTGAAATGGTAATCAGCAGCCAAGCCCTGAAAAGGGAAGGTTCAACGACTAGGTTATATTTATTTGTAGTAGTGGTTCTAGTAACTAACGAAGGATGAAATGAATAAAGAAAAACGTGGTATACTATATGGACTAGTTTTAGGTGATGGGAATCTTCACTTAGCTAAAAATAATTTTAATACACAATATTGCAAATTAACTATAGGGCATTCTCCTAAACAACAAGAGTATTTAAATCATAAAATTGATTTACTTCATTCTGTTTTAGGTGGGAAAAGGCCTAAGTTATATGAGTATAAATCATTTAATAAACAATCACAAAAAGAATATACAAATTTTCAAACAACTAAAACAAATAAATACTTTAAGCAAATGCACAGAGTTTTATACCCATTTGGAGAAAAAGTATTTACTAAACAATGTTTAGATTATTTGACTGATCAAGGACTTGCTCTTTGGTTTATGGATGATGGTTCTGGAACTATTTGTCGAAATAAACAAAATAAAATTTGTGGTTGTATGATTCGTATAGCAACATATTGTTCTTTAGATGAAATTAATATTATTAAAGATTGGTTTAAAGAAAAATATGATATTGATATTAAATTTGATTGTGATAAAAGATCAAATCGTTTTTCTGTAAGATTAAATACTAAAGATTCTCATAAATTCATTTCAATTGTTAAACCATATATACATAAAAGTATGGAATACAAAATAAATATAACCCAAGAGTGCTTGGCTCCTTTAGAAATAAAGGATGAAGATATAGTCTGAACAATAAGGAAACTTATTGAAATACAGTATAAACAACTGTATAATAACATATTTGGAAATTGTGGTTACTCCGTATGCTCGTGGTTCGCAGCTTGTGGCTCAAGACCTTCAGGATGAAGACTTTATTCTGACGGTTGATCGTGCTAATTCGTTCAATTTCAAGATCGATGACATCGAAAAGATGCAGTCGCATGTTGATTGGATGGATATGGCTGCTGACCGTGCTGGTTATAGACTTAAGGAACGCTATGATGCGGATATCCTTGGCTATATGTCTGGCTTTGAGCGTACTGATACCCCGTCTTCGATCTCTTGGGCTGCTCGTACGGCCCCGGTCGGTTCGAAGTCTTGGACGACTGCGGATAATGACGAGCTTCTGGCTGCTAACAAGCTGACTCGTGCTTCGTTTGTTAGTGGTGGTTCTTCGTCTGATTCTGTCGTTGTGGGTACTAAGGGTACTTACGATGTTACCCCGCTTGAGCTTATTAACCGTTTCGCCCGTAAGCTTGATGAACTGAATGTTCCTGAAGAGGGTCGTTTCATTGTGATTGACCCGGTGTTTACTGAGAAGCTTACGGATGAAAATTCCAAGCTAATCAATAATGATTATAATCCGGGTGCGGATCAGCTTACGAATGGCAAGCTTATTGCTGGTACTCTTCGTGGTTTTTCTGTCTATAAGAGCAACTCGCTCCCGTATCTCGGTACTGGTCCGGGTACGATTGATACTGATGGTTCCGCTACGAACTACGGTGTTATCGTCGCTGGTGTGAAGAGTGCTTGTGCTACGGCTCAGATGCTTACTAAGACTGAAACCTATCGTGATACTAACAGCTTTGCTGATATCACTCGTGGTCTTCAGGTCTATGGTCGTAAGATTCTCCGTCCTGAAGGTCTCATTCGCGCTATTTATAACGTGAACTTCTAATTATAAGGAGAATTTTTTATGGCTACTATTTCTACGCTTAATAAAGACGGTACGCTTGATATGACCCGTGGTGGTGAGCGTGCTGTTCACTACGTAGAACTGATTGTTGATCTCGCTGATGCTGTTACTGCTAAGGGTTCTGCTCTTGCTCAGGGTGACGTCATCGAGACTATTTCGGTTCCTGCTGGTACTCAGGTAACGTTTGCTGGTCTTCAGAAGATTTCCGCTATGACGGGCACTTCGACTGATCTTACTTTTGATTTTGGTATCACTGGTGGTGATGTTGATGCATTTGTCGATGGTTGGGATTTTGATGCTGCATCTGTAAATGCTTATGCTACCGTTGCTTCTGCCGCTATTACTCCGGCTACTTTTGTCACGACTGCTGACACTCTTGATATCCTGTTTGCTACGCAGACGGGTACTGTTACGGGTGGTAAGGTTCGTGTCTTTGCTTGGCTTGCTGATTGCTCTAATAAGCAGAAGAAGCCTGGTATTGTCCAGCTCGGTTCGTAATTAATTAAATCGATCTCCCCTTGGGTAAAACTGAGGGGAGTTCTTTTCATGTTTAAGGAAATTTCATGGCTACAGTTAGTGTTTCATTTTTTAGACCTTCTGTTATTCGAGATGGGGTTACTGCTGTTGCAGATGGTTCTGTCATTGCTGCGGAAGATTTAACTTCATCCTCTAGTTCTACAGCAACAACGATTTCGTCTACAGATAGATTAAATGTTTGTAGAATTTCTACAACTGGAGATATCTGGGTTCAATTTGCTACAAATCCTACAGCAGATGCGGGCCAAGATTTTCTTTTAACTGCTGGATCAGCTGAGTATTTTGTCCTCCCTGTAGGATTTAAGATTGCTGTAAAAGATGCTTAATTTAGGAATTGGTTTTGGTCTTTATAATAAGAGAGGCTATCGTTGGCACGATTACTTCCTTTTTGCCAATGGCGAGAACGGCTTCCTCTATGATTTCAGCCGTGCCGATACTCTGTTTCAGGAAGCGACAGGCATTACCCCGGCTGGCGTAGACCAGAATGTCGGGTTGGCGCTGGATATATCGAAATGGGGTGGCAAGACGCTGGCGCAGGTGCTGGCGGCGCAGGCGGAGCTTGTCGTCAACGGTGGCTTCGACAACGGCACAACCGGATGGTCGACCAACGATGTCGGGGCGACAATAGCCGTTGTCGCCGGTGAACTGCAATTAACAACTGATGGCGCTGCCAAGGGTGTGGTGCAACAGATAGTTCTGGCGGCAAACACGTCCTTCCGTTTGCTCGTCGGGAAGGCGCGGTTGGGGACGGCCTCATCCGGGGCTCTTAGGATAGACACAATAGCCGGCGGTTGGGCCATTCAGCCCTCCGGAAATCCGATTACGCTGTCATCATCCGATCAGGCAATCGACTGCATCTGTCGAACCGGGGCATCCGGGATAACAATAAACATCTACCTTCGCGCCGGCGCGGCGGGGACGCTGTATCTCGATAACGTCTCCATTAAAGAAATCCCCGGCAACCGCGCCTCTCAGGCCACGTCTGGTGCACGGCCAGTTCTCAAGGCGGGCGGGCTGACGCGCTATGACGGGTCGGATGACAATCTTCTGACGACATTCAAATTCGACGCCGGCGGCAAGGGCTCGCTGGCGCTCAAATTCAACAAGGCCGTTGGCAACAGCAGCCAGATACTTATGGGCGCGCGCAATGCATCGACCGATGATGTTATCTTGGTATTGGCGGCGGATGGCAGAATTCTCGCGAACGTTGGGACGGGGGCCAATCTCACAGGCGGATCGAACCGCGCCGGCCAGACAGCGATAGCCGTTCTCACGTGGGATGGAACCACCGTAAATCTCTACAGCGATGAGGGTTTGCTTGCATCCCAATCGCAGTCAGGCTCCGTCACCATCGCAAATGCCGTGGCGCTGGCTGCTAGCTCGGTGGCGTCGCTCTTCGCTTCGGTGGACATCTACCAAGCCCTCGCGATCAACCGCGCCCTAACCCCTGCCGAAATCGTCAAACTCACTAATGCATGGAGCTACTAATGACAAACCTTCCTACTATTCTTATCTGCCCGGTCTCCGCAAAAGACGGCATAAATGCCGTGCTTGAGGCTCTTGGCCGTGGCCCGAACAACATCTCCCGCAAGCTCTGCGCCGTCGATCCGGAGGCGACCTATGAGACGCCTGCCACGCACTACATGATGCAGGACATGAGCGCGACCGACGCTGATGTGCTGCTGTGGACCGGCATGAAGGCGGGCATATTGCCCGATACAGTCGCGTGGGGAGAAGAAGGCATCATATCCGAACAGGATGCTGTCGCCGCCTGTGCCGGGATGAACCTCTACTCCGCAGCACAGGACTTCAAACTGCCATGGGAATGGTGCGCGGACGTGCTGGCATCGGTCGATCTTCAATTCGTGCCGGACGAACCTCTTTAAATTTAGTTAATAAGGAGTAAACAATGAGACCAGATCAACCTCTTACTGAACTTATAAACGAAGCTTGGAAGACAGGTTCTCCTGCTCGATTTATTTATAATGATATTACTTATAATTTTTCTCCTGAAGATTTAATTGCACTTGTTACTAATTCTTTTGCTGATCTTCCTATTGAAGACCCTGAAGTAATAGGACAACTTTGGAATAATTTAGGAGTTGTTACTATTAGTGCTGGTGAGGTAGAATAATGTCTGCAACAAATGCTTTTGAAACCGATCTTTTGGAGTTGATCTTCAATGGAACTACTATTACTAATATTGCTGATAATGCAGCATCCAGCCCTGCTGCTAATTTATACGTCTCACTTCATACGTCTGATCCAGGAGAAGGTGGAAGTCAGAACACAAATGAAACGACGTATACCTCTTATGCCCGTGTAGCTGTAGCAAGAACTTCAGGTGGTTGGACTGTCAGTGGTAATAATGCAACTAATACTTCTACAATTACTTTTCCTACTTGTACAGGAGGCTCTGCTACTCTTACTCATTTTGGAATTGGCTTAGCATCTTCATCTACAGGAACTCTTTTATTTAAAGGTGCATTAAGCAGTTCTCTTGCTGTTTCCAATAATATTACTCCGGCAATTGCTGCTGGCGATCTTGATATAGATGTAGATTAAGGATAATTAAATGCCTACAGGACAACAAGAATGGACTTCAGCAGGTTCTTATAGTTTTGTAGTCCCCACTGGAGTTACAAGTATCTGTGCTGTTGCTATTGGTCCCGGAGGTAATGGAAGATCAAGTGCTACTGGTGCTGGTGGTGGTGGAGGTGCATTAGTCTATGCGAACAGTATCTCTGTTACACCTAGTGAAACATTAACTATAGTGATAACTGCTGGGGGTAGTCAAACTGCTACTGAAATTAGACGCAGTGGGACCCCTATTCTTAGTGCTGATTATGGTAGAAATGGTACTTCTACATCTTCTGCTAGTGGTGGCTTAGCTGCCAACTGTATTGGTGGTACTGCTGCATTCAATGGTGGTAGTGGAAGTGCTTCTGGTGTTAATGGCGGAGGTGGAGGTGGTGCTGGCGGTTACGCTGGAGCAGGCGGTAATGGAACTTCAGGTGGTGCTGGTGCTAATGGCTCTGGAGGTTCAGGAGGTGGAGGCTCTGGTAATAGTGGTCTAGGTGGAGGCTCTGGTGGAGGCGGTGTCGGATTAAAAGGACAAGGTTCTAATGGAACTGGTTCTGCTAATCGTGGTAGTGCTGCGACTGGAGGTTCTGGCGGAACTAGTGGTGGGACTTCTACTAATGATAATGGTGGAGCAGGTGGATCACATGGTGCTGGTGGTGGTGGCTGTAGGGGTAGTAACTCAGGTGGTGCAGGCGGACCCGGCGGTATTCGTATTATTTGGGGTACTGGAAGAGCATATCCTTCTACAAATACTGGGGATTTTATCTCTGGTGAAAGTAGTATAAGTTTTACTACTACTTCTATACTTACTGGTCAACTTCGTACATCTGGTACTTCTACTTTAACTTTTAGTACTAATTCTATTATAAAAGCTACTGGAATTTTATCAGGTTCTACTAATTTAGTGTTTACTCCTGTAAGTCTTCTTAAAGGCAGTGCTTTACTTTCTAGTAATACCTCTTTAGTATTTACTAATAATGTTCATCTGATTGGTCAATATTTTCTTTCTGGTTCAACTAGTTTTAATTTTACTACTGATGGTGTTCTTGAAGGACTAGGTTTACTTTCTGGTAATACTACTTTAGAATTTATTTTAAATGCAAACGCATCAGCCTATAATTATATATCAGGAAGTACTTCTTTAATCTTTTCTCCTGTTTTACGTCTTGAATATTTTAATGCAATCTATACAGAAGAAGACCCCGGATATGTTAATACTTATGAAGAAACTGATAGTGATTATTTAAATATCTATGATAATACAAATTCAGGATATGAGATTATATATTCTGAAACTAATAATAACTATCTATCTATTTACGATACAACTAATTCAGGTTATCTTATAATCTATGAAGAAACCGATGAAGTTACTGATGAGGATAATTAATGACAAGTTATATTAACTTAACTAATAGACTTCTTCGTAGGATTAATGAAGTAGAAATTCCTGAAGATCAATTTACTTCTGTAAGAGGGCTTCAAGCTGCTGCTAAAGATGCTATCCTAGATACTATTAGACAAATAAATAATAAGAAAAATAATTGGATTTTTAATGCAGTAGAACACACTCAAGTATTAACTCAGGGGCAGGAAGAATATCCTTGGCCTTTGAGATTTACTAATGTTGATTGGACTTCATATCAAATACAAAAAGACGATACTTTAGGTATTTTAGATAAACATCTTATCCCTATTACAAGAGAAGAGTGGTATAGAAGATACAGAGATTATGATTATGATGTAGGAGTAGAAGGAAGAAGCATTCCTATTAATGTATTTCCTACTCATGGTCAAGGTTGGGGATTAACCCCCTCTCCTGATAAAGCTTATACAGTTAAATACAGATATTTTAAAAGCCCAGAAGATGTTGTTGAAGCTACTGATCTTGTAACAATTCCTGATAGATTTGATTATGTAATTATTGCTGGTGGATTATATCATCTTAACTTATTTAAAGATAATGCTGAAAGTACTCAAATTTCTAAACAACATTTTAATGAAGGGCTGACTGATATGGTTAGAAAGGCAGTATCTTGGCCTGTTGAAGCTATAGATACAAGATTTAGGAGTACATGGTCTTATGACGGATAAAATTGTTTCTCAAAGAGTTATCTGTCAAGGTGGATTAAATACTAATCAAAACTATCTTGAACTTTCTACACTAGCTCCCGGTTATGCTACTATGTTAGTTAATTATGAAAGTTCTCTTACTGGTGGTTATCGTAGAATAAATGGATTTGCTCCATATGGTGCAGATTTTCCTGAAGTAACCTCAGATGACGACCCTGCTGAAGGTCCAGTATTAGGTGTATTCGGTTATAAAGAAAATGGAACTTTTACTGTATTTGCTTGTAGAAAAATTGTTGGAAGTCCTGAATACAAAATATATGAATATACTGGCGCAGGATGGGATGCTGTAACTACAGGGACTACTCAAAGTTCTACTGGTGTTGTTAGAGTTAGAGCAGAAACATTTAATACTCAAACAGAAAGTGTTATTATCTTTGTTGATGGTGTTAATCATGCACTAGCATTTAATGGAACTACTTGGTATGAACTTAAAAGTTCTAATTCAGGTGGTTCTGGCTCTCCCGGTGGGGATCAAGTTCTTGATGCACCTGCTCTTGTGGGTATATTTAAAGGACATGTATTTTTTGCTGGTGATCCTAGTTTTCCTTCTGTTGTAGCATTTAGTAATCCTGAAAATAATGGTGGTTATTTAACTTGGACTGCTGCTTTAGGTGGTGGTCAAATGAGCACTTCTTTTGAAGTCCAACAGATAAAACCATTCAGAGATGAAATGTATCTCTTTGGATTTAATAATATCAAGAAAGCTGTTCCAGATGCTGCTAGTGGTTTTATCCTCCAAGACGTTACTACCAATATGGGTTGTATCGCCAGAGACTCAGTATTTGAGTTAGCAGGTAATCTTGTTTTTCTATCCTCTGATGGATTAAGAATTGTTGCTGGTACTGCTAGAATAGGTGATGTTGAGCTTGCTAGTATTTCACAGAATATTCAAAGCACTTTTGCTGATATTCAAGCTAATTATAATTTAGAAGATTTAAAATCTGTAGTCATTAGAGATAAAACACAGTTTAGATTATTCATTGGTGATGCTCAGTTTGATGTATCCGAAAGTTATGGTATCATTGGTGCTTTAAGAATTAGAGATTCTGTGATGTGGGAGTTCGGAGAACTTAGAGGTATTAGAGCTTCCTGTTGTTGGTCAGGTTATAATACTACTTCAGAAATTATTCTTCATGGTGATTTTGATGGGTGTGTTTATCAACAAGAAGTTGGTAATTCCTTTAATGGAGAAAACATCAAAGCTATATTCAGAACCCCGTATCTAGATCAAGGTGATACTGAAGTACGTAAGACTATGAGAACTGTAAACACTTTTATCAAAGCTACAGGTTCTTTTGATTTAACTCTTGGTCTTAAATTTGATTGGGATAATCTCTATAAGATTAATCCGGTGAATTATAATGAAACATCTTCAGGTAATACAGTTACTTATGATGCTGGATTTAAATATGATCAAGGCCATAAATATGGTTCTGTTACTCAACCTATTATCAGGACTAATGTAGAAGGTACAGGGTTTTCAACTCAGGCTACTTATGTTTCAGAGGGTATTTTTGCACCTTATACTATTCAAGGTTATGTTCTTGAATTTTCTATTAATGGGAGAAATTAATGAGCACGGCTTTAGGTATTGCTGAAGGAGGCACTTCTCAAAAAACAGTCCCGGGTGTACTTAAAGTATTTGGTATTGTTCCCGGTGAAGATATTCAAGAATGGGATGCTGGACTAGACGCTATTGCTGCATTTAATACTAATGGTTTTCTTGTTCAAACTTCTGAAAATAATTTTGCAGGAAGAACTTTAACTGGGACTGCTAATGAAATAACTGTTATTAATGGTGATGGTGTTTCAGGTAATCCAGTATTTTCTCTACCTACTAATTTAACTTTTACAGGGAAGACTGTAACAAGTGGTACTTTTAGTTCCATGACTGCTCTTTCTGTTTCTGGACTAGCTAATTTTTCTGGTCTAGTAACTATGTTAGACGGTGCTGTTATCAGAAATGGAACAGTAAATACCCAAACAGTTGTTGAAAATTACGGTTATGATACAGATCAAATTATTTGGAAAGTAACTTTAGAAGCTAATAATTCTTATACTTTGTATTCATATAATGTAACAACTGGTGCTTTTGTTGCTACAGCAATGAATTTAACTCAATCAGGAACTATGTCTCTTGGTGATGCACTACAAGTTACAAATAATATAAACACTAATGGGGTTTATAGTAAAGGAAGTGTTCAGGTTGTAGGAGCAAGAAATACTGGTTGGGTTGCTGATACTGGTACAGCTACAAAAACTTCTTCTGCTACATATACTGCTCCGACTATAAGTAACCCCCCTACTCAAGCAGAAGTACAAGCAATAGCAAATGCTCTTCAAGCAGCTACTCGATCAATTAAAGCTTTAAAAGACGCTCTAATTGGCCATGGACTTATTGGAACCTAAGGGAGAACTTTATGGCAGGATATACTAGACAATCCGCTGCGGATATTGTCACGGATGCAGACATTCTTGCTGCTCCTTTAAATGCAGAATTTAATCAAATACAAGCAGCTTTTCATGCTACCACAGGTCATAATCATGAAGGTGGTACAGGTAATGGGCCTAAATTAGATATCAACGATGCGACTACAGATACTCTTAGTGCTTCTAGAGGTGGTACAGGGGTAACTAGTTTAAGTGCTCTTAAAACTGCATTACAACTTGATAGTGCATCTAGCCCTCAATTTACTACTATTGAACTTGGTCATGCTACTGATACTACTCTTTCTCGCTCAAGTGCAGGGAAGTTGGCTGTAGAAGGTCAGATAGTTTTGACGGTCCCTGATATTGGGGTCTCTGTTCAAGCTTACAATGCTAATCTAACTACTTGGCAAGGAAAAACTGCTCCTAGTGGCACTGTTGTAGGTAACACTGATACTCAAACACTTACTAATAAAAGAATTACTCCTAGAGTAACTTCAGAAACTTCTTCTGCTACCCCTACAGTTAACTCTGATAATAGTGATATTCATAGAATTACTGCTCTTGCTACCGCAATCACAAATGCAAGTACAAATCTAACTGGTACTCCTACTCATGGTCAGAAGTTAATTTATGAGATAACTGGTACTGCAACTAGAGCAATAACTTGGGGCACAAGTTTTGAAGCTTCAGGTAATGTACCACTTCCTACTACTACTTCTGGAACTGTAATGCTTATGGTAGGTTTTTCTTGGAATTCGGCTACTTCGAAGTGGCGTTGTATAGCGGTGGCCTAATATGAGTATTTCTTATGTAAATTCTAATCAAGCACTATCTACATCAGTCAGTATTCCAAGTCATGAACAAAATGATTTTATCTTAGGTATTGCTATATCTAATAGTACCTCTGCTCCTTCTGTTCCATCAGGTCAGAATTGGACTACAGAAATATCCGTTGATGGATTTCTTAATTCAGGTGCATTGTTCTGGAAATTTGCAGACAGTTCTTCTGAAAGTTTTGGAACTGCTACTGGTGCAGATCAGGTATTAGTTGCAATTTATAAAGGTGTTCATAGAACTGATCCATTTGGAGATAATGCTATTGGTGGTGGACTTTCGGCTAGTGTATATCAATTTGATAGTTTATCTCTGAATGTATCCGACGGTTCTTCTTGGGTAATTGGTTGGGGGTATATTGAAAGTGGTAGTCCTACGTGGGGGACCATTTCTGGAACAACTAAAAGAATGGAAGCAAGTAGAATATTATTTGCTGATACTAATGGCGGTGTTTCTTCTTGGTCAAATGCAAGTGCATCTCTAGGTGGGAGTTTTACTACTCAGAATGCCAATTTTGAACTTAAGGCTCAGCCTTTCTCCGGTGGTTTCTTTGGATTAATGTAAGGAGGTAAAATGGATAAAAAGAAGTTTTATGACAATATCAGAGGTACATTTACCCTTACAGCAACTAATGTAAAAGGTTTTGACTATGTTTTAGATCAAGCAGGGAAACTAAATATTCCTCTTCACTATCTTGCATATATCTTAGCAACTACATTCCATGAAACTGCGCACACAATGCAACCTGTAACTGAGTATGGCTCTCAAGCTTATCTTAAAGGTAAGAAATACTGGCCATATATTGGTAGAGGATATGTTCAATTGACATGGGAAGTTAATTATAAGAAAGCAACTGATTACTTCAACAAGGTTCTTGGAATTAAAGTTGATTTCGTTAAAAATCCCGATCTTGTCAAGAAACCTGAATATGCAATTATTATCCTATTTGTAGGTATGCAAGAAGGTTGGTTTACTGGTAAGTCTCTCAAAGATTATATTGATAATATAGATGAAGATGATAAAGAAGATTTAAGAGAATTTACTAATGCAAGACGTATTATAAATGGTACTGATAAACAAGTAATGATAGGTCAATATGCGATTGTATTTGAAAAAGCTCTTAAAGCTGCTGGATATGCCCTTAAAGCCACAGAGAAGCCCGTAGAGAAGCTTCCTGATGATCCCGGTACTCAGATACCATCTAAGCCTAAAACCTCTGTATGGTCATTTATATTCGATTTAATAGCATCTATATTTGGAGCAAAGAAATGATAAGATGGTTAGCACAATATAATAAAGCTTTTGTTCCATTAATAATGGCTGGTATTTATTTCTTAAATGCTCATTATGGAATAGAAATCCCTTTAGATGAAACTCAAGTCATGATAATCTTTGGTGTGATAACATCTTTTATTACTTGGCTTGTTCCTAATAAGTCTATGGAGAAATAGATGTTTAAATTTATTCTCTCTTTACTGTCTGGCCCTTTAACTCAAGTTTCAAATGATCTTCGAAAAGCTTACGAAGCAAAACTTAATGCTCAGAATGATTCCGAAAGGATAGCAGCCGAAGAAAGAATAAGTCTTCTTGAAGCTAGAAAATCAGTTATTTTAGCAGCACAATCTGATCCTTTTGAAAGGTTTATCAGAATAGCTTTTGCTACTCCATTTATTCTTTATCTTTGGAAACTCCTTTTGTGGGATAAGGTGCTTGAATGGGGCATAACTGATGATTTATCTCAGAACCTTTGGAATATCTTCTTTATTATTCTTGGTGGATACTTCATAGATTCAATAATTAAGAAGAGGTCTAAATGACAGAAGACGAATTTATTACAGTAAAACTTCCAGAAGAAGACTATGAAGTTTTAAAAGAAATTATAAAAGAGCGAGAGGCTTATAATTATTTGACATCAAAGTTAAAAAGTCTTTGGGTTTGGGCAGTAGTTTCAGGGGCTATCTCAATGTTTATACTTTGGGATCATATCAAAGTATTATTTATAAAGGTGTAATATGGCTGGTGATAGTGGACTTGAAAAGAATATTAAACCTAAAACTACAACTACTACCCCTGCTCCTACAGTTTCTCCTGTTACTCAAGCAGCTACTACGGTAGATAAACCAAAAGCTGTTGAAACAACATTAACTAACCCCACTGCTGCTGCAGTGCAGGGTACTTATTCTCAGAATATCAATACTACTCCTGCTGATGGTAAAAGAACTGTAATTAATGCTCAGTTAGTTAAAGATCAATATCAAGCAATTCTTGGTAGACAGCCTACTAAAGCTGAAATTAATTCAGTGCTTTCTAATACTAGGTATGTTGATCAATTACAGTATAATCTAAATCAAATTAAAAGTCAGTCTAATACTAATACTGATACAGGAACTGGTACTAAAACTACTGATGGTTCTTATAGCCCCCAGAGTGTTATAAATGACCCTACTTCTATTTATAAAAATAATTTAAGTTCTCAAGTACCTAATATTAATCCCGATACAGCAGGGACTAATATAACGGCACCTCAACAAAATAATGTCGCTCCTGTTAATGCTTCTACTGCAACTGCTGCTCAAGCTCAATTCCAATCTGCTGGTAATGCAGCTACTGCTAATAACGTTTCAGCTAAACCTGTAGCAACTTATGATGCTCAGACTACTTTAAATGACGTTATGCAAAATGGTCAAATGACTGCTGTACAAGGTGAAGTTAATTCTGATCATTTAATTACTCCTGAACAATATGATGTTGAAGGTTTGTATACAGGAGTTAATAAAGATGGTACTACTAATTGGGCTGGACAAGCTCTTAATGATTGGGCTGAACAAAATCTTGATGAAGTAGACGATAGAGCTACTATGAAAGGTCAGTTACAGCTTCTTCAAGAGGAGTTTACTGGACCTAATGGTGAACCTCAGATTCCTGCATGGGCCGCTGCTACTGCACGTTCTGTTGGTAGAATAGCTGCATTTAATGGTGTTACAGGTACTGCTGCAACCGCTGCAATGGCTCAAGCCCTTCTTGAAGCTTCTCTGCCTATTGCTCAGCAAGATGCTCAATTATATGCAACTTTAACTCTTCAAAACTTAAATAATAAACAGGCTAGTATTTTAAACAAAGCTAACGTTCTTGCTAAGTTTGAACTTACTAACTTAGACAATAGAATGCTTGCTGCTGTTGAAAATAGTAAAGCTTTCTTACAAATGGATTTACAGAACCTTGCTAATGCTCAACAGGCAGAGATTATTAATACTCAAGCAAGAGTTCAGAGTATTCTTGAAGATGCTAAAGCAATTAACACCCAGAGGTTATTTACTGCTCAGAGCACTAATGAACAGAATAGATTCTATGATGAATTAAATTCAAACATAGATATGTATAATACATCTCAGATTAATGGGATGAAACAGTTTAATGCAGCACAAGCAAATCAAGTCAATATTGCTAATGCGCAGATGCAGACTCAAACCTCTCAGTTTAATGCTGCTCAGGTTAATTCTGTTAAAATGTTTAATGCAAATCTGGAAATGCAACAGGATCAGTTCTATAAGACTATGCAGTATAATGTTGATCTTGCCAATGCTCGTTGGAGACAAACTGTTACATTAACAAATGCTCAGATGCAATTCGATGCTGCTGCCCTTGATGTTAAAAATCAATTTGATCTTTCTCAAGAAGCACTTAATAGAGTATGGGATCGTACTGATCAATTACTTAATTATGCATGGCAATCTTCTGAAAATTCACTTGAGAGAAATGCACGTATTGCTCTTGCTCAACTTCAAGGTGATATACAAGCTGATCTTGCAGATAATCAAGGACTTGGTAGTATATTTGGAACTATTATCGGTGCGGGTGCAGAATCATTCTTCAAAGATTTTGATTGGGACTTTTTCTAAATGGAGTTTAACTAGTGGCTGAAAGATCAGATACATTTAATGGATTATTTAAGAAATCTGCTAGAAGTTATTTTAGTAATGATTTTGAAATGAAAGAATTTTCTAAATTAAATCCAGATAGAAAATACACCAAGGAATATCTTGATAAAATTCTTGAAGAAGCAAAAGAGAATAATCCTAATAAGAAAGGTTCTAAATAATGGCAATGCCAAGTTTATTTGAAGGTCCTATCCCTGGGGAGAACTATACCTCAGATACCAAGAATTACGCTTGGCATCGTCCACCTCAGTATACAGATTTAGACCAAGCCATTGAAGCTATTGCTCGTAAAGTCATGAGTGAACCTCTTTGTTTTAATATTATAACTATGTTAGAAATTGGAGTTCCTGTTGTTTCTATTGCTGGTATCATAGCTATGCAAGGTATTGGAGCAGGAAAATGGACTCCTGACTATGCAATTCTTCTTGCTGGTCCTATTTGTCATATCATCATGATTATGGCTGAGACTTATGGTGTTAAGTATAAAACTGGCCTTGATAAGAACTATAAGATCATGTCTAAACATTATTTTGAGATGGCTAATAGGGTCAATGCTGTTCGTAGTGCTGGTGAACAAATGGAAAAAGAGACAGCTACACCTACAGTTCCTCAGGAAGGACGTGGTGGTTTTATGAATATAGGTAAAGACATGATGCAAGAACAATCTCTTGACCCAGAAAACAACCAAACTAATGTACAGGAGGCTATTTCTTAATGAAAGGTTTTATGGCAGGATTTGGTAATGCTTTTTCTAAAAGTTATGAAAATGCGAGAGATCGTAGATTTCAGTCTGAGGAAAGAGAGAAACAACGTCAGTATGAAGAAAAGCAAGACGCTTTTAAGATGTACTATAATACTTTCGCGGAGAATCAAAAACTTATGCGAGAGAAGGAAAGAGAAGATGCTAAAAGAGTTAGAGATTCTGAGACTATTGCTCAGGTAACTGGTTATGATTCTCGTGCAGTTCATAGTCTTCTTTCTGCTGATTATACACCTCAGCAAATCATGCAAATGTATGAAAATGGAGCAGAGATAGAAAATATTACTGAACCTCAGGAACAGAAACCCGAGCAGCAACCTACTAATAATGCCAATACTCAAACTAGTCAAGTATTTGGTAATGATCCAATGGCTGATAATCCTAATCAAGAAGAATTCATCAAAAAGATTTCTTCTGGTACTGGACTAAGAGAAGATAAAGTTAGAGAGGTTGCTCAGTTTAATCCCAATGATGATAACTCAAAGAAGTCTAGAAATCTTGATATTCGTTGGAAACTTCCTAGAAAACAGGGTAAGACTACTGAAGGCCCTTCTAGTGTTGCTGATCTTGTAAGAGGTATAGCTGAAGCTCGTAGAGACAATAATCCTGAACTTGAAGATTTTTATACTAATCAATTACAAGAACTTAAGAGGGCAACCGTTTCTGAAAGTACTAATCGTCCTAATTCTGTTGCTGAATATATCTCTGTTATAAATGACCCTAACTCAACTCCTGAACAAGTTGAATGGGCTAATAGAGCTTTAGAACAGCAAAGAAGAGTTGAAGATGAAAATAGAGCCGGAGATATAAGAACTAATCTTGAACTTAAGGGTGATATTCCTCCGCAAGGAATGGGTATTGCTGTTGTTGATACTCCTGAAGGCAAGAAGACTATGCCTATGGATCAAGTTCCTGAAGGTTCAAAATACAGACTTCAATCTCCTGCTGAAGTTAAACTTATTGAAGACATCGAAGATAAATACAAAGAGCCTGCTCTTAAAACTCAGGAAAAGGTTGTTAAATATAATCAGTCTAAAGAGGTTATTCAGGAAATTCATGAAATACTAGATGTTGATCCTGATGTTGCTGGTTGGGGCGGTACTCTTTCTGCAACTACTAGTAATTTGGTAAAAAATGCTGCTGGATTACTTGAATCTACTGGTATGATTATTGATGCTGTTGAGAAAGGTGAAGAAGATTATTATAATGGTGTTCAGACTCTTGAACAAGCTGCTAATGATATCAGAAATCTAATTCCTCAAGGCAGTCCTACTGAAAAACAGGCATTGAATCAAGCTTTGTTTGAAATCAATAAGCGTAGACTTGCATATCTTATGGCTGCTCAAGAAGGTCAGACTGGTATCGGGCTTGCTCAAAAAGAATTTGAACAGTTTTATAAAAATATTGGTAATACAGCTTCTTCGGTTAAACAGAATACTCAATCTTGGTTAACCAGAACTGAACGTGGTCTTGTTAAAGAAGTTGATTCTATCAATAATAATTCTAAATCTAGGAGATTCTTTGATACCTATGGTTATAAACCGGGTGATTTAGTTGAATTTGATTCTAATGAAAGAGAAATCCAAACTAATAAAAACCCTGCACAACCTGCAAAAGATTTACAAAGAATGCCTTCGGGTTCTGAAAAAGAACAAGATGCATGGTACGATAAACTTCCTATAGGAACTCAATTTCTTGGGCCTGATGGAGATATTTATACAAAAGAAAAGGAATAACTAATGGGTTGGAGAGATTCGGCAGTTAAGGTTTCTTCACCAGAAGATAATCTGGAAGATAGTACTATAAAGTCTTGGAAGAATAGAGCTAAACCTCAGGATATATCTCAAGAACCTAAATTCGAGAATATTAATCCTGAGGATTCTCTCTTATATTCACCTAAAGAAAAATGGGATATAAAATCAGCTAATACTCCTGTAGATGGTCCTAAAGGCCAAGAAACAGTAAGATTACCTAGACCTACAAAAGATATGTTTGAAGGGATGGATGCTAATGATGCTGAAGCTGTATGGCAAGCTTATCTTAAACACCCATTAACTGAAAAAGGTTGGGATGGAGTTTCTAGGTATGAAGATCAAGAAATTCCTGTTCCTCCTCAACTTCAAGAAGGTTATGACTCTCCTGTTGAAGGATTAATGGATGTTGCTGGTGGTTTATGGAATGCTGGTAAAGAAACTGTTGTCAATAAACTTGCAGAAAGTAATTTACAAAGAGAAGGTATTGATGCTGTAGCTTCTCCTGAAGGTGGTATGCTTTCTAGACTAGGTAATGTAGCATTAACAGCAGGAAGAAATATCTTAAATCCTATTGGTGGTATTTCTGATGTACTATCTAAAGATACTGCACAGACTCTTGATGAAAATATACCAGAGTATCGTTCAGACAAAGGTCCAGTAGGAGATTTTGTAGTCTCTGCTTCAGAATGGGCACCGGGAGGATTTGGTGGTGCTAAGCTTGCAGAAAAAGCTTTAGAAAAATCTGGACCTGTTAAAAAGTTTATTGGTAAGTTCGCTGGCTCAGAAGCTGGTGGTGCTTATACCATGGATAATGAAACTATTAATACATTAGTTGGGATGAATATACCTGGATTTAAAGGTCTAGGTACTAATCCTGATGGTTCTTTTTCTGAGAATAGAGTTCGTCAGAAATTGAATATGATTCAAGATGCATTGATAGTAGGTTCTGCTCTTGGTTCTGTTGCCAAGGGAACCACAAAATCTATAGGCTATGGTTGGAACTTAGGTAAGAAACTGGTAAGATGGCAGGATATGGATTCTGTTCAAAGAGAAATGGTCAGCAATCTTTTAGAAATTTCTAATAAGATTAATGATAATATGTCTCGTCAAGAGATCAATGGTGTGATGAGTGACATGGCTGATTATGTTGCTAATAACATAGAAACTGTTACTAAATTTGGTGATCCTGATATCGCTGATGTTAAACATGCCAGAGATACTATCACTTTGATGATCCAAAAACTTGAACAAAATCCTGAAGCTAATGCTCGTCAAATTCAAGTTCTTAGAGAATTTCGATCTTCTGCTCTTGAAGGTGGTAAATCTCCTGAGCTTATTACTAAGCTTGAGCAACCTAGAAAAAACCTTGAAAATTCTTTACAACAAGCTAAAGAAGCTAAAGGTGGCGATGAAGCTATTGATCAGAGTAGAGAATATCTTCAGGATAAAGCTGATGAGAGAGTTGATGCTCAGAGAAAAGAAGTCTTTAGAGCAGAAGACAATCTATCTAAAGCAGAAAGAGATACTAATGCAATTCTCAGAAATGATCCTAGTTTAGGTCCTCAAATCAGAGAAGCAGAAGAAAGAAATATGCCTTTTGATCCCTATGAAGGACAAAATCGTTCTGCTGATGAAATTGCTGCTGAAGCTAAAAGAGCAAGAGAAGAAAAGTGGAATCCTCAGAGAGATGAACGCTATGCTAAAATACCTGCTGATTCTAAGATTGTTGATCCTGAAGGGGTCAAGAAACAGTATGAGGGTATAAAAGAAAGTCTTTCTAAAGAGTCTAGAGCCAGATTTGAAGAATATATCAAAGATGGTAACTACAAAAATATGACTGAATTAGCTAAACAAATTAGTCAGGAAGCTAAAGGTCTTCAAGGACCAGCTAAGATTGATGTAGAAAATTTCTCTAGGTATCTTAAAAACTCTGGTGATGAAGAGTCTGTTAGAGCCTTACGTGAAGCTGATGAAGGTTTCCGTATGAATGAAGGTAGATTCAATCAAGGTGTTACTGAAGAACTCAGAGATATTGATAGAGCCGATGGTTGGAAAACTGCTGAGAAGACTACTCAGAATAGACAAGCAATTGAAGGGGCTATCTCTAATCCTAAAAGAGCAGAAGAGGTTAAACTCTTAAGAGAACAACTCTCAGGTATAGGTGCAGGACAGAAAATAGATGATCATATCATTGGTGAAGCTGCATCTACTATTAAAGAATTAATTGATTCTAAAGGTATTTCTAAAGTTTCTCCACAAGAAGTTCGTGGAGCTTTCGCTAAGATGGCTGGTGGAATGTCTGATCAGGCAAAATCTCGTATGGAACAAGTTGTTAGAGATTTTGAATCTGGTAGAGTTAAAGTTGCTGATCTTTCTGAGAGATTAACAGCTATGCAGAAAGAAGCTGATAGGATTGAAGAAGAGTTTTATGGGAATAAACTCAGAGAATTCTTTATGAAAAATCCCGGTATGGGAAATAAATATGCAAGAAATCCTGATGGGTATGGTGCATTTGAGAAATTTATCTCTGATCCTAAAAACTCTGATAGACTAACAAATGATATTCTTCCTATGTTAGATAAAGACCCAAGTTTCCGTAAAGGCGCTGAAGTTGCTGTTGTCAAAATGCTTGAGAAACATCTTATGCAAGAAGGCGACAAACTTAAGATACCTGAAGGATTTGAAAAGATGGCTGAAAAGGTTTTACCTAAAGAAGCTATTGAAGGTTGGAAGATATTAACTACTTCTGCTAAAGAAGCTGAAGCTGCTAATAAAACCCGTATGGGTGCTGGTTTTAATTACAATGCTTGGCAAGAAGGTGCTTATAGTTCAACTGGTACTTTATTAACTTGGATGTTTGGTGTCTTAAATCCTACAAGCGCTAAGATCAGAACTATTACTAAAGATTATTTTAAATCTCATGATCCTAAGGATAAAGTTAAACAGGCTGCTGATGAAGTATTATCTAATCCTGAACTTTTCGCTAAGATAGCTAGACAAATCATAGATGACAATAAATCTAGAATGAGTCCTGAAATGAAACAGCTTATCTTCAGAGGCACTGTTGCTGCTCGTAAAGATCATCCTGATGATAGTGGTAATAAGTCTGGTTATAAAAAGACTATGGAACAAACAGAGGATATGTTTAAAAGTAAAATAAATCCTTTTGATTAAATACAAATAAAATAACCCCAGTAAGGAACCTTTCGGAACCTCACTGGGGTTTTCTTTTTAGTCTATATCTCTTTTAGTTCCAAATATCTCTGAATAATTTGGATAATCATTTACAATATATCTAGGATTATCATCTATCCAAATATTAATTTGTAGTCCTAGTTCTCTAATTACTCTTTCTTTAGATTGGCCTGCACAGAAAATAACTTCTACGCCATATTTATCTCTTAATTCACTCATTCTGTCATCTGTGTCTTGATTATCTCTTAATGTTACTATAATAACAGAATGACCTAAACTTTGAAAACAACGAATAATTGCTTTAAACCCCTCAGGGTCAGCAGTAAAAGTATCGTCCCAGTCAAGAGCGATATTAAGTTGTTTCTTCATCTATTTTATATACTCTTTTTAATCTATTTATAAAGAACTCCATTTTTCTAATTTCATACTCTAATTCATTACCTTCTTTTTCACCAAAACGATAACAAGCTTTGAAAATATTTCCAAGGGCAAATCCCATATTTTTATATTCAATTAAATCTTGTAAATCTTTAGCATTTAAAGGTATATCATAATATGAAGTAGAGCCCCCATTAGATTTTACTTTAGGTGTTTCCAAATTTCTCTCGCTTTTATTTTATATACTAAGGGCTCACTAATGGAATAGTTTTTAGCTAATTCTTTTACAGATAGTGTTGAATTTCTTATTTCTACAACTTCATTCTCAGACAACTTATTTGTATTAACTCTTTCTCCATGCACATAAGTACCATGATTTTTAGAATCATTAGAATTATCTTTATGGGTACCCCAATCTAAATTAATATTCCTATTGTCTGTATTAACTCCATTTAAATGTCGAACAATTGTTTCATTTTCTTTCGGAGGTCTATTGAAAGTCTTACAAACTAATATATGGACTCTAAGATCGTGTCTTCCTTCTTCAGTATATAATATTGTTTTTAGATAACCATCTTTATCAGGATGTAGAGATAAAAGTCTTGGTTCTGTAGGCAAAGGAGAATTATTCCTAAGTGGTTTCCAAGATCGAATTTGTCCATAATTAGAAACTTCATAATCAGGAAAATCTTTTAATGGAAGCCATATTTGAAGATTCTCTACACCTTCAACAAATGCTTTATCAGAACCAATATTAGCATTTTGCATTCCTTGTTGCATTGCTTTCAATAAATTATCCATCTTTAAATAGTTCTAATTGGTTTCTATCTTCGAATACAGAAACTCTATATCTACCATCCTCTGTTTTCAAGATTTCACCTTTGTTATATTCTTTTTTATCTAACTTAGCTTCTAAAAAGAGACAAGCAAGCTCAAGAGAATTAAAAGTTGTAATCTCAATATTATTCATTTAGATATTCCATTCCTTACTAAAAGTACAATTCACTGGGAGTTCTCCGAATAAAGGTTTAATTTCTTCTTGTTTATATCCAGCTAATCCAGTTCCGATTGGAGTGATATAGAAACTAAGTTTAGGGTTAGAGCTAGCGAAGTGTTTAAATCTATTAATTCGTATCGCAATTTCTTCAATTGGTAAGGTGATAATGTTTTTATCTCTTGTAGGGATGGCATAAGCATTTCCCTGAAGTCCCTCACCTTGTCCATAAATTGCTCCAAAGTGTTGTCTTGCATATAGTGCTGCTCCTTTACCATGTCTTCCTGCTAAATTACTTCCGAATACAAATACCATTACTTAACCCCATTGTTCTGCCATTGCTTCGGCTATCCCTTGGTAAGTAATACTTCTTAGAAATCCTCTGTCTTCACTAGGTCCCATTTTCCATATTTTCTGTTCATAAGGGCCTTCAACAATATTTGTAGGCTCTAACAAAGGTAAGTTCTTTAACCATAATCCTGTTTTCTTTGTCTCTTTATGTCCAAACATCCAAGGTTGTACATATTGATCAGGCTTTCTCCATAACTTAGATAATCTTCCTACAGGGTTCTCTGCACAAACTTTGTCTGCATAATCAAAGAACATCTTAGCAAATTCAGCAGCAGGCTCATAAAGATCAGGTCTATTATGGTACCATCTATTTCCTGATACTGCTAAGTACGTACATGGAGGATGAGCAATAATTAAATCCCATTCACTAGGAACACTATCAATACCTTCTTCTAGAAGAGTAATGACATCTCCAGTTATATGATAGTGTTGTTCACCATCATCAGCAGGAAGAAGGTCACAAGAATATGCCTCATGACCTCTTTCTCTAAAAGCTCTACGGACTACACCGGAAAATTCACAGGCTACTAATACTCTCAAATTAAATCAACTACCTCACAACTATCGGCTGTACAACTAAGGGTTTGCATACCCGAAGTATTATCTTCTTGTTCATAATATTTCAAATCTCCCCAATTGATTTCTTTAGGCATCTTGGCTTTCATAGTTTCATATTCTTCTTTAGTGCATTCTTGATATGGAGCTTGTCTATAAATATGATCAGAATGTGGTAGGAATGAAATACCTGAAATTATATCAAAATTTTTATAAACCCAACCACCTACTTCAGGCCATTCATGATCTCTAACAGTTACAGTAATACTTGGTTTATGCTCACACCATTTTTCTTGGATATATTTCCAATATTCTAATTGATCAATTGCACTTAAATTATTTCTTGTTATCGCATTATCAGGTGATTTAATTGGGAAGTAGAATACAGATGTTTGTTCTGGTTTATTAACCTCTGGTTCCCAAGGAATACCTGCATCCTTCATGAACTGTGTTAACGGGTCTTTGTTGTCACCACGGACAGACCGAATATAGTAAGGACTATGCCTAGCATGAAGACCGGAAGCTGCATCGACGAGTTGACTGACAGTGCCGCTAGGCTTGACGCAGGTAATAGCAGTAGACTGATTGATCCCCAAAAGGTCCGCCCACTCTTTGTTTGTATCGATAGCCACTTGCTTAAGTGCTTCAAGATCAATCTTTCCTTCTACGAGGTTTTTGTTATCCATCTGACCAGTAAGAGAAACACCTAAAAGTCTTTCTTCCTCTGTATTCTGTTGCCAGATTTTACGGAGATATGGGAAATGAGTTAGAGTGCTTTGGAATGTGCCAAGAATTGTTGCAAGGCGTACCTTATTTGCAAGAGATTCGAATGTGTCAGTTGATCTGACAACCACTTCTGTGAGATTGCAGAACTGATAGGGTCTAAGGATAATCTCACTGCATGGATTAGTCCCAAAATCTCTTTCGCTATCTCTTCGACCGTTTCTTGCCGATTGAGCCCTTGAGGCAGTTCTATTAAAGATACCTCGTTCACCTGATTTACTTTCATATAACGATACCCATTCATTCATAAAAGCACCTACATCAGGTTTCTCTGTGTAAGCAATACTATTATTACTTAATGCTCTCTGAGGTTCATTTTCCCACCAATTACCCATCTTAGCCTTACGCATACGATCATCCGTAAGATTAGATAGAGAAATCATTGCACTTCTACGAACACCTCCGACAACGACAATCTCTCCAATTTTACAGAGGATATCGTGACATTCGATAGAGTTGAGCCTTCTACCAGAAGCATTCTTAAACTTAGAAATAACGAATTTGAACAAATCTTCCAAAGGTCCCGGGCCAGATGCCCGTCCCCCAAAGGTCTTAAGTCTAGCCCCAGCAGGTCGTATTCTGGATATATCCCACTTGGGAATTTCACCTGAATATAACAAGGAAATAAGTTGTCTAAGGGATTTTGCCCAACCTTCCTTGCTATCTTTGACGACAATGACTGTATCGCTATCGAATAACTTTTCTGGAATTTCTGGAAGTCGTTGGATGTACTGTCGTTCAACTGAAAAGCCTACTCCTGTACCACAAAGCAAAATAAACATTGCTTCATCAAAAGACTTAATATCATCAATAGGAAGATAAGAACAATTATACGTACAGGTATTATCGCGCTCAGCGGCAAGACCAGCAGTCATAAGTGTCCTCATAGAAGGAAGAACTTCTAGATTATAAATTGCATCATAGAGTTCATCAAGTAAATATGCACCTGGATCATAAGTTTCATATTTATCTAATAAATGTTGATGAATAAAATTCATATATCTCTTAACTGTTTCATCCCAAGTTTCTCGTCTTTTTTCTTCTTCTATCCATCGAGCATAACGAGATGTATACACGAATTCTTCATAATAAGTTTTAAATGGATTTTTCTTTATAATTATTCTCCTTATTTATTTCTTTCATTGAGTTTATCTATATTATGATTACATAATTCATGCCATGAGATATTAAACTCGTTCATAACTCCAACAAGACCCCATAGAGTATCCCCAAGTTCATCTACTATCTTTTCTCTAGAAAGCTCAGAACCCTTCCTATTAGCCTTCTGGACGAGTTGTAAAACTTCTCCGGCCTCTGATACCATTTCTATGATTGCTTGCTTCCTACGAGCTTCCTTGTCCGATTTAGAGGTATTTGACCATTTATCGTATGCAGCATATCTTGGTTGGAAATTCTTATATAAATCACAAATATGCATCATCCAGTTAATACCTTCCACGAATATTCTAAAATAATTCTGGTTCAAGTTTATGGAGTTCTTCTCTAATTTTATTAGCAACCTGTACATGTTCCAATTGAGTTCCATTACCCTCTCTAATATCTAGATAATGTATCCAAGTTCTCACTGGAGCATTCATATACAAACAACTCATAGTTAATCCCTCAGGTAAGAATACTCTAGCACATTCCTTAGCTGCTCCTACAGATAACCATCTTTGATACATATCACTACATAAATCAATTATATATTGGCAATCAGACTCAAACTGAGCTTTTGTTTCCTCAGAAAAATCATCTATAGAATTTTGCCTGTTTTTTTCATCTTGTCTACGTAATTCTCTTACAGTAAATTCTTGTACCTCAGCATATCTTTGAGAAAACTCTTGAAATTTAGCAGAAGAATGTCTAAGAATCTGTCTAGAAATATCTCTAGGGGTTTTAATTTCTAGGGCAATATTGGCCATTTCAAATGGAGACCAGTGATTATGATCTTGAAGGTATTTGATTAATCTAGAAGCACTTTCATTATTAATTTGATTGTTAGGATTAGAAACCCTAGCTTGATATGCAATAAATTCTGTTATAGTATTTATACTATCGATAAGAGGAATTGTTTTTCCTACAACTTTTACTGAAATCATTTTACAACCCTTGGTTCTAACCATTCGAAAAGCTCAGAAGCACGTTTAAGCCTTCGTTCTCCTAGATATGGCATTATTCGTAATAATGTATCGAAAGTTCCTTTGTGATTTTGCACACTCCAATTCCATAATGGCTTATTCACATAGATATTTTTAGGTCTCAATGTTCCAGTTTTAAGAATATCCCGAAGTTTTTCTAATACGTCTTTATCTGACATAATAACAGTTATACCACAGGAGTAACTATTCTTACGATTTTTTATTTTATAAAACCTAAAACAACCTTCGCCTTCTATAATTCCAGCAGCCCACGCTATATCTTTTTCTGCATACTCAACTTTCATTCATAATTTCCGTCTCTATTATACCTTTATACTTATAATACACTCTATTTTCTATAAATGCTTCCCAGTCTAAATTAACTTCCTCTACCTCTTTGTTTTTAAGAATAAATGCAAAAGAATGCTCTTGATCATTTATAATGTATGATCCTTGATAAATTACCCCATCTTCTCTAGGATTTGCTTCATATCGATGTCTTTCTATTTTTATACTAGGGAATGTTTCGACTAATCTTTCAAAAACTTTTATATAATTTTTATAACCAAAATAATTCATTTTACCTCAATACATGAAACATACATCTTATCAACAACCTTCTGAGATTCTATTTTCTGTATTAACATCATTGCATTAACATAACATTCATCATAAGATTTAAATGGAATTTTATCCTCTACCATAGTACCATTAGAAAAGATGATTGTGATAAACAATATGATCTTCATAGTTTTTCTCTAAAAAGAAAGGGACCGAATTAACGATCCCTTTTGAAGTTTAAATGAAATGCATAACAAATAAAATTTAGTTCATATTACCACTTATTAGTGATATCATCTATGAACTTATTAATCTTATCGTAGAAATAATAAGTTACACAGAATGTAATGATACAACCGAGTACAAACCCAATCATTCATCTTCTCCTTCTTCGTCTTTAAAATAATCATATAACCAAGCAACAATCATCCCAGTTACTATAACAAATGCAACAATTATACCAGCAAGTTCCATTAAGTAACTTTCTTCTGTAAGTTCAAAAACTCTCTGATTTCTTCCAATGGAGTATAAGCAGTAATGTAAGCAATACCTCCTGTTAATACACCAATGAGTTCATATTCATTGTTACTAGCTTTAAAAAGACCACTACCACTTGAACCACCTGCTGCTTGAGTTGTACTCAATTGATACAAGAAATCCTTAGATACATCTTTGAAGGCAGGGAAAGTGAATAAATAACCTAAATAACCATTAGTGATTAATTTGGATAAACCAAAAGGATAAGACACAGAAAGAACTTCGTCTCCTATCTTGACATCACCTTTATATATATTAGCTTTTGGTAACTCTAGCCCTTCTCCCTGTTTAACACCTTGGAGTACAATCAAATCTGATACAGGAGAAATGTCTTTAACAATAACCTTGATCTCTTTCATCTTGGTAAACTTGTTATCAATATCTTCTGCAACATTAATAGAAAGAACTGTACCAATTTTCTGGTCTTTAGCTAAACAATGCTTTGCAGTAATTACAGTAAACTGTTCACCGTCTGAAAGATCAGGATCATTGATGATAGTCCCTGAACAATAATCTTCTAATTGTACTGTAGAAGCAATAGCAGTGTCAATAGGGATTGGTTGATTGATATAAAACCCATATCCTACACCTGCGAATGCTGCTGCAATTACTAAATTCTTAATCGTCTCTAACAATATGATATTCCTTTGTTAAAGCCATAGCAGGGACTGGAGAACAAGTAGCTAATATAACTGCAAGAAACATAAGACCCACCATGGCTAGTATTAATCTATTTTCTTCTTTTATCAAGATAATTCTCTAATTCTTCCTTACTTCCAATATATTCATCGTCAATAAATACTATTGGAATTTTCTTTGCTTCAGTTTTGATTACTAAAGATTTCAAATCTTCTGTGGAAAAATATTCTTCATCGTCTATATGAATAAATCTATAGTCTTGTTGATTATCTCTTAACATTCTAGCAGCTTGTCTAGAACTCATATCATCTTCTCGACCATAGATTACATATTTATACTTCAACTATAGGCTCTCCATCTTCTTCCTCAACAGGGAAAAATGTATGAATATCATATTGGAATAACATTCCATCTTCAGGGGTTAATTCAATACTCTGGATTAAGACGAATTGATCATCTTTTATAACCTTTGTTTCTTGTAGAAATTCTGTTAATACAGGACTAAAAGACATGAAGGATACACCACAAGCACCGGAACCCCAGTATTCATGTAGTATTACTTCACTCATCTAATAGAATTTCCTCAATTTTCTCTCTGTCCAATACTCCCTGTTTAATACCTGCAATGATTAAATCACCTGGATCAACAGATAAATCCCAAAGAAGATCATCTAACATATAATCTTCAAAATACATACTCAGTAATTTCCTGAGTTCATTTTCACTATTCATTATTCTTGTTCTTCCTTTATAAATTTATCTAAGTCTCTAATACTAAGGTGCTCTCTTTTGTATTCACCCTTCTTAGGGTTTTGAATTCTTTGTTTGAAAGCACCTGAGGTTCTTAGTTCCTTAGCGGCAAGATTTCTTTGGCGTCTTTTTAAGTGCCGCTCTTTGATTTCATTACTTCCCATATATTTCTTTTAATCTATTAATTCCAACCCATTCAAGATCATATGATCCATTCTCTACACCTCTTTTGATTACCAATCCTCTATTCCACAAACGATTTACGTCTCCACCCCATGGTGATTGATAATCTTGATATACCCCAGCTACTAATCCATGTATTTTCTTTCCTATCGCACTAGTTCTAATAGCATAATCAAAAGTATGTATATGTCCACAAGTTGCAGAATGAAATTGCTTAGTAATAATACTATAAGCAGGATGCTCTCCCCCAACGTTTCTTGCCATAACTCCTGATATGAAATAATGAGCATATGAAACACCATCTATTGTGATGATACCGGGAGTATTCCCTTGGTATTCTACAACTTCATCATAATTTTTATCAAGTTGGAAATCTTTAAATGATATAACTCCATCAAGTTCAGGAGAAATATCTAAGGCCCTCTTCATACGTTCTTCGTGATTACCCTCAAGAAAAACTCTTAAGGGTCTTTTCTTCTTAGCTTTCTTTAAAGGTCCCCACAATCTATCATCAAACTCTAAACCTGCATCTAGGTCTTTACGATATGATCTTCCATGAAACTTTGCTCTACCTTTATCATAACTAGAGAAAGAAGGGAGGTCCCACATATCGCCTAGATTAACAACTACATCAGGTTTAAGATCAACTATTAATTTTCCAACCCAATCTGCTCTATCATTAGGGTAATCAGCATGGGCATGACAATCAGGGATTACAAGATGAGTGCTACCCATTCTTTCTCCTTTTCTTATTATTAGAAGGAGACCGTTTTGATCTTTTCTTTATTCTTTTCTTTGAGGGAACTTTCCACCCTTTCCGATCTCTTTCGAGATACTCTGCTGTATTTCTAAAAATTATTGGATCACGATGTCTACCTAATACTCGTTGATTACAATACTGACAAAGAAGACCTCTAATTTCTCCTGTATGATGATCATGGTCAACTGCTAACTTTTTAGCAAATTCACTTTCGTGTCTTTTACAAATACCACAGGAAAACTTTTGTTCTTCTAAGAGTTCTTCATATTCAGTCTGAGAAATTCCATAAATTCTTTTTATATTATACCAACGAGCTTTATCTTTCTTTTCATGTAGTTCTATGCTAGTTTTTCCTTCTTAGCCTTAACCTTTATTTTTTCTTCATTAGCTTTTAATCTTCTCTTTGTATGATCATAAGCAATCCAGAAAAGATCAGAATTAGTTATATCTTCATTGCTCCAATCTTCTCCATCATACCAACAAGTATAGTCTAATGAATTAAGAAGATCAGTTGAATAGGTTTCCTTATTGGTCATACAAATATAGTGACCATCATTAGTTGATATAATTGTATTTTTAGGAATTATCATCTATTATCTCAAGTACATTAGGCTCATTTTCAACATTAACTAAATGAACTGGTCCATATGAATACAGAAATGTCCTACTCTCAGGCCAGCAATGTTTTCTAAAAGAACAATATCCACAATTAGTTCCAAGCTTTAGATTACCTGATTTCCCAAATGGTTCTGGTTCAAATGCTTTTTCTGGTGGGACCTCTTGGGCAACAAGCTCTTTCTTACTATTAAAATATGAAGGCCAGTCTGTATTATCTTTCTCATGGAAATCAAGAGTGATATGTCCAAGAGTTTTGTCAACAACCAGAAACGCAGCTCTTTCCTTGTCCTTAAGGTTTTCATCCTCTTGGGAAGCATGGAGATAAGAAAGGATTTGTGGGATATATCCAAATGCATCGTCTTCTTTAAGTCTCCCCTCTTTGAATTTCTTGAAGGAATATGATGAAGCACTTTTTACATCAATCAAAGTACCGTCAATGATTGCATCCCTATGGCCTTTGATACCCTCAATTTCTTGTTCATCTTGACGACCTTTAACTTCGTGGCCTGCTAATTCTGCTAAGAATAATAAAAGCTCTTCAACCAAATCACCATAAAGAAATTTCATATAGTGTTCAGCCCTTAAAGGCTCTGCTTTATCTGGTTCATTCAGCTCGTACCAAAGCTTACGATCACAGGGTTGACCAATATTACTAAATCTCAGAGTTGGTGTTCTTTTTTCTCTAATTAATCTTTGTTTAATAATACTAGCAAGGTTATTAGCAAAAGTATCAATGATACTACCATTATCATCTGTACTATCAATTCCATTGACCAATAAACTTTCAATATCAGAAACTAAGGTATCTATTTTCTTTTCTGTTATTATCCAACCCTTTCCCAAAGGAGTGGGACTCCCCCTTTGACATCATCTTTTTCAATGTCATCGTATTGAGTCCCATAAGTCTTTTCATAATTTTCATAGAAATCTTTGGCAGTAGGTAATCTATAAGTATGATACTCATTAGTTTTGATATCGATTACTTTAACTTCTTTACCAAAGTTCATTTTCTTTTTCATTTAATTCCTCTTACCAGCCAATTTTAGCAGGTTCTTGCTTCTTTTCAGGTAACTGTACTTTAGTATCTACATCAAAGGGAGTACCCTCTGCATCTGCTAACTCACTTTTATACTCAGGGCGAGTATACTCAATAAGGTCAATAATTCTAATAGCTTCCAATCTAGAACCACGGAACTTACCTGCATCATATACAGCAATCCTAAGTTCCACAATTGATCCATTACCGATAAGAACTTCTTTACCACGACGTTCAATCTTATCTTTTTCTTCTTCTGTAAACTGAGTTACTCTTTTATTAGTTTCTCTGTTATAATACTCAACTAAAGCCTTACCATCTTTATCATATATAGAAGGAGGGCAGAAGAATGTGATCTTGCCTTTTTCAAACTCTTTAGTAAAATCTCTGGTAAAAGTTACTAACTTACCTTTACCATCAGGATCATCTTTAGGTTGTCTCCTGATACCAGCTTCCTTCATCTTATCAAGAGTTTCTTTAGATACAACGATAGGGGCTTTATACTTGCCTACACCTTCAAAGAAATCAGGTTCATAAATTTTCATAAACCTAGCTTCACCAGTATAGACTTGCCATTTTGTATTTGCCAATTAATTATATTCCTCTTGCTAATTTATCTACTAATTCATTGTATTGATTTCCTGAGTGACCTTTCACCCATTGAAAACCAACTGATTTAAACTCTTTTATCTGTTCTTCAATTCTTGTTATAAGTTCAATGTTCTTTTTCTTTTGCCAATATCCTAAACATACATTCATACAATACAGAGAATCAGTAAATATTTTAACATCTCTAGCTTCTTTCTTTTTTGCATATTCTAAAGCTTTATGGATAGCAAATAATTCCATCTCATTGTTTGTAGTATGTTTCTTAGACCCCCTTTCCTGATAAAATGTATCTACTTCTACAAAAGCCCAACCCCCGGGACCTGGGTTTCCAGAACAGGAACCATCAGTGAATATTTGTATCATTAATGAATGTCCGAATACCGTCCCCCGTATTGAATCCCTATATCTAGTTCTCTGTTTAGTTTTAATTGTTCATTGGTAATCTTAATTGATTTCCTAAGTAAATCGTTACACTCGTTTCTAAATCCCTTTTTGACTGTAAGGACGATTTCGTCATGAAAGGATGCCGTAAGTTGATCCCGTTCTGCAAGAACATTTCTAACCCAAAGGTCGAAAACGTATGCAGCAGTTCCTTGCACGAGAGTACTGAATTTGTCATTCTCTTTTCTTAATACATACCAAAAATCAGAAATAGGATTATATTGATAAACTTGTGTTCCTACTTCTTTAGTCTTTAATGTTTTAGTTACAGCTTTAATTGACTTATTAAGTTCCCAATAAGCATCAAACAGTACTTTAGCTTTTGCTAATGTGATACCACAAGTTATAGCCAATCTTGGAGGATATGCATTATACTGACAAGCGTAATTTCCATTTTTCGCTATACTTCTGATCCCTTTAAGTCTTGCATATTCTAATTTTTCTTCTTTATCTTTATCTTCTTTTTTATCTAGAATTTTATATAAATCTGCTTCATCTCTACGAAGCATGTCAGCCATAACAGCTAGGGCTATATGAGGGTCATAATCTTTGTCCATGAGTTTCTGGACATATTCAGGGTCATAAGGGAAGATAAAATGTTGTTTTAGCCTATCTTCCAATCCTGACATATCTGCACCACAGAGTTCATACCCATCTGGTGCAATCAGAGAACCACGTATTTCATATCCATAGGGTTTTTCAACCTTTGGCATATTAACACAAGGTTTAGCATGTTGGAAACGAAAAGTATTAGTCAAGCCTTGGATAGTAGCTTGAACGTATCCATCATTTTCATATTCCAAGAAACTTTTTAACAGAGGAATACGATGATTTAAGATGCTTAGTCCATCGAGATTTTCAAGAGCAGGTTCTTTTGTGAATAACTTTTTGATACTTTCACATATACCTTTACCATGTTCTTGATTTATTTGAGGGACATCTTCTTTCTTCTTATTTTGTTTGAATGTCTGTGGTTTCCATCCTAAAGAAAATAACCAGTCTTTTATTTGATCGGTTGATGATGGATTACCGTCTATATGTTCTAGGATGACTTCAATTTCTTCTGAATTTTCAGGGGAGTTAGTTTGTTTTAAGAGGTCAAACCAAGCCTCTGCTCTTTTAGATAATGTTCCATCAGCTTTATAAAGATTTTGAGGTTTAGACCTTGTAACTGATATAGGAACTTTGGGCATTGCAGCCCTTAGAGCATCAATACGATTTTCTCTTTCTTTTTCTAATTTATCAATACTGTCTAGGATAAATTGTTTATCAATCTTCCACCCAGAGTCTTCCTGTTTCCTAGCACAGGACATTTTAAACTCTAGGTATTTTATAAACCTCCAAATATCTTCTTCTGAATTATAAATAGCTTTCAGTTTATTCCATTGCATATTCCATAATCTGGTATTAATCTTAACATCTTCTTCACATCTTTTGATGTATTCTGGAAGAGTTAAATTAATCCAGTCATTGATCTTAGGCTTTGGAATACCAAAATCTTCACCCCAATGCTCTAATCCATGACGATTTCTCTCAGGGAAAAGATACCAAGATAAAGCTAAACTATCTACAATTGTAGCTTTAATTTCAATTTCTAATAAACGTTGAAGATGAACTTTATCAAATCTTTCAGCATTATGACCAACGATATAATCAACATTTAAGAGTAAATCTCTCATGTCCTGATACTTAGTTAGTGTAACAGGAGGAAGATTATTCTCTGTATAACTTAAGCAATAAATCTTAGTAGGATAAAGTCCGTCTCCTTCACAATCTAAAACAATAATCCTTATTTCTTCATCCTTCTAATTCTATCCTCTTTGAACTTTATCCAAATTAATGGAAAGTGATGAGTTCTTACAATCATATCTCTCCAAATTATAAGCCCGAAAAACCATATATTACGATATAAAGTATAGGTTACATCGTCATGCTGACTAATAACTAAATGGTAATCAGGGTTCTTTTGGATTATATCAAATTGTGTTTTCATCTCTATTTCGATACAGTAATTATACCATCATTTTCTGATTTGTCAAGAGGGTAAAGCTATTTTTCTTGAAATTTTTTCTGTATTTTCATTAATTCTTCAATATGTACAGGGCAATAATCAGTTTTTTCTACACAGACATTGACGTATGGACCCTCAGGAGAATCATTCTGATGGATATGCCCATGAATATTGATGAATTTCTTACCTGAAAATCTACTTTCTCCTAGAACAGAAAGATGAACAGGGACATGAGACATCAATAAACCTTCATTTCCCCATTTTCTCCATAGATAAATCTTCTGGAAATATCTCTGTAGGATATTATTCCCATAGATTACGTCATGGTTTCCAAGAATTAATCTTTTTTTACCATTAAGTCTCTTTAGAATTTCCTCTGCTTTATCTCTTGATCCAAAGTAAACATCACCAAGATGATAAACCTTATCTTGTGGACGGATAAGTTTATTCCACCTGTCAATGATATACTCATTCATATGGTGAATATCATGGAAATCTCTTATGACTTTACCGTCTTTATCAGTGAACTTTAAGATATTCTCATGGTTGAAAGTGAGTATCTGAGATAACAAATATTTCAGCCATTGCCCAAATACCTCCTTTCTGTCTCTTGTCTCATTTGTTTTGCCTCTTCGATATTTTCAAAATAACCTAAGAAAAGATATTTACCTTCATGTTTAAAACGAACGGTCCATTTCTTTTGTTTATTATCCCAAGAAACTCCACGTATACCAGAGGTATTATGGCCCCATAATTTATTTGTATTATAAACATTTTCTTTTTTGGTCGCTTCTCTAAGATTTTCTATACGATTATTCGTATGGTCTTGATTTTTATGATCAACTAAATCTGGTATATATCCTTTATGGTATAAAAATATAAGTCGATGTAAAAGGTAATTTTTACCACCGAATCCAACAGACCAATAACCATTTCCACAATTACAACCTGCTTTAGATCCTATTTTAATCCACTTAGCTTTAGGTTTCTTCCAAATAAGATAGCCATCTTCATGGTAATCAAAAGTTTCTTGGAGAAGTTGTTGAGTAAGTTCTATTATCTTTCTGCCCACTTTCTCTCTTTCTTAGTCCTTTTAAGGAATGTCCTAAATCAAGTAATCTCTTTTCTATATTATCAATAGCTTTTTCATAATACCAAATATGTTCTTTTGTAGATTCTATTAGATTTTCAATAAGCTCTTCTCTTATATCAATTAAATGATTAATCTGTTCTTCAAGAGGCTCTTTAAGTATTGTCATCTTACTACTCTATTAAGCGCCTATTTCAATTATCTCACAAGCTTTTCTTACAAGCTCTATAGCACCATCTTTCCTGTTATGCTCAGGAATATCATATTCATTTTCTAGTTCAAGTTCAGGGATTTTAAGTAACCTCTGCATAGTCTCATTATTATATTTATACATCTTCATCTTATACTTACAGATAACATTCCCAAATCCTTCATTTCTTATTTCACCATGATTTGAGATATCTAATCTGAATATTCCTGATTTTAAATCTTCCTGTCCATATGGAATAATACTAATATCAACTCTGAGTGTCATTCTTTATCAACCAGTCTACCTGTATCATAATCTTTGATTACTGACCCACCGGGACCAGTCTCGCCTAATCTGCTTTTCTCAATCATGAAATCAATTGTACTTCTGACAACAGGGTCAAATGCAGTGATATCTCTGTTCAACATGATAACATTATCTGCTGCTTTAGAGATATTTCTTGATCCTCTGGTTTTACCATCGTCATTAATAGCAGAAATTTCAATCAAAGCAAATCCTAGTTCTTCTGCCATTAGTTTAAGCTTCTGAGTTAGTCTATCAAGTTTCTTTCTTTCATCATCATCAGCTAGACCTGTACCTAACCAAGTTATGTGATCCAGACAAACGACACGAACCCCAGCAGAAACAACCATAAAGCGAATGTTTGCCAGAAAATTATCTTCATCTTGTACGTCCCAAGATGAGTAAATATGGACTCGTGTTTCATCATTACCAACAGCTTTCCGATATGCATCAAGTATATCTCTATTTGTTAAACTGCTATCTGGTTTGATAGCATCCATCCCTAACTCATAACCAGCTAACCTTTTAACTGTTCTTGAGTTCTTTTCTTCAAGATGGATAATAGCGATTGAGATTTTAGTGCTCTTTAACAGATGGTGTTCTACAGCACCAAAGAATGTAGTCTTACCCACACCTTCAGGGGCTTTAATAACAGTTACTTCACCTGCAAAGATACCATAGAGTTTATCATTCAGACCTTTGAAAGGCCATGTGGCAACCATTTCATCATTGCCATCCTCTAGGGCTTTTTCTATCTCATTGAAACTAGAGATAATGCTCTCAGGAGCAAATCTTCTGGCATTCTTCCATGCTTCTCTAATTTCTTCTGTATCACCATTCTCTAGATACTCTGTAGGGTCTTTGTATTTATGGAATTTGACATGGTAGACTTTTGCAAAGTCAAACAGGGGGATAATAGAAGCTGCTGCTTGTTTTCCTGCTTGGTCATTATCAAAACAGAGATAAATCTTCTTGAAAGAATTTACATATTCGAAATCCTTGGTAACATCTCTTTTGGCATTACTTGAAGATGTTACAGATACACAAGCAGATTGACCATGTAGGATTTCATACATGGCAGGAGCATCATACATACCTTCACAAATAGTAATGGACTCCCTTGATCCAGGATCGAACTTATGTTTTCCATATAGTCCTGGATTAGAGAGTCCTTCTGTTACATAATATCTTTGATGTGATGGTACATTGTCACCAAGTCTTCTAAACTTATATGCATTTAAATCAGGGTATTGAAAACCTGTTTCAAATGGTACATCATTTATAAATTTAGTTCTAATATCATAAAATTCCAGAGTCTTTTTGGACAAGCCTCTGTGTGGGTAGAATTCAAACCTAGATTCTTCTATATCAGAGTTCTCCTTATTCGGGAAATATCTTTTACAATCCCCATGGAAACAGTAACCACTTCCATCTTCTTTTTCACAATATGAATTACTATTACCACATGGGCATTTTACATTTGTTAATACCCATTTATTATTCTTCATTCATTTGTTTCTACTAATTGGTTTTCATCTTTTGCAAATTCTTTTTCTAGATCATAAATCAAGTATTCATCCATTGTTCTTTGATATGTTTGGAAACAGGTAGAACACAGAGTAATCTTTTCTTCTTTTCCAAATGGATCAGTTAGATACCCTTGTTCACCTCTAGGAACTCGCTTATAGTTACCGGGTACGTTCTGGCAATGATAGTTATCTACTGTGTCACACCATGCGCACCGTCTTGTTTTTATTGTCTTGTTTCTTAAATTCATATTCGCCCTATCATTAGGATAATCCCCTTAGGTATATTCCTTATAGTAATTCCATTAAGATACTCCATTAGGATATTACTATATGTATTTAATTCCCTTAAGGTATATACCTTTTATTTAATTATATCCTTTATCCCCCTCCCTTTATAAGGGGATTATACACTAGGTTTTCAATTTTGTCAATACTTATTTTCAATTATCTCTGATTATTACTTAATTATCTCTATTAACTATGATAAATTTATCACATACCCTTTAAATCCCATATAAATGACCATACAGTGCATTTAGATGTTTCATGCTAGATTGTACCTACCATATACCTAAACACGCTGTACGGGCTTCCTTGTGTCAAATAAAAGGTATTTATTACATACTCCTACTTGGATGTCTAAAAACTCTATAGAAAGACTTGTCTCTATCTTTAGGACCACTAGGGTAAAATCTCTGGATCATAGACATTTCAAAGTTCTTCCAGTAATCATGAATACCAATATATATCCAACAGGGGATACTTGGAATAACTGTCTTGTTAGCGAATTTACTTCTCTGATCCTTTAGAAAACAATTCTTTAATTGTCTCTTAAATGCAACATTATTATCCATAATTCTGTCAAGAGCTAGTAATTGTTTAGGAGTTACAGTATAAATTTCTCCCTGTACAGTTGCTCTTGAAGGAGAACTTTTAAATGTGTCTTCAAATACTACAGGAAAATACAACCCTTTCATTACAAAGATAGGTCCACAAGTCTGACCTTCACCTAAGTAATGAGCGCCATCTTGATCAAAGAACTTATTGGCTGAATTATCCCCTTGCATATAATTATATACAAACACAGGGATATTTTCATACATTCTTAGTTCTTTAAAATCAGGAGTAAATCTACCCCTTTCTCTTAATTGAGAAATAACACATGGGTCTGTAACATCATCAAACAAGTGTTTATCCTGAAGATCATCAAATAGGTTACTTCTAAATGCTACTACTTCACCCATTTACTTTATTTCCAATATCAATACCAGTTTCACTCTTGATATGCTCTTTGGTGATTACCCCCTTCTTTTGAAGGGATTTAACCAATTGAAGTACAGCTAAGTACCTTTCATATACATCACCAAAACATCCTGTCAAGAACAAGTATAGATTCACATGATCATCATCTGAAAGCTTCTTGACGAGTTCATCTAATTCGTCTTTAGTTAAATTTCTGAGATCATAAACCCCATCCCAATCATAAAGATCAAAATCATCTAACAATTGGGACAGATTCTTAAGGTCAATTTCACCTTTCTTTAGGTCAATATCCTTAAGATGTTCCACATTACGACCAAAATGAGAATTAGCAGGGGTAACATTAGAATTTCTAAAACGAAAGGGACGTTCTTCCTGTTCTCTTTCCTTTTTTCTTCTTTCCTTTTCCTCTTCTTCTTTTTTTCTCTGTTCTTCCTTACGTTGTTCGAATACAGGACCTCTTTTTAAATCATCAAAATAATCATTATTACTAGCATAGAACTCAGAACCATCCTTATTCTTGATGACCTTCCAATTATCTGTATTAATAAACAACGGAAGGTACTTATTAGAGATTAACAAACCTCTATTATAAGTTCCCGGCCAATACTTATTAAGAACATCTCTGAATACAGGATCATGATAGTCTGATTTACCGTCGTTACCATGAAATCTGCTTAAGATAGGTGTCAAGACTCTCTTGGTAAACTTACTTGTATCTGAGTCTGTTTCAGCAGGCTTGATAATTCTCTTTTGATTATTAACCCACTCTACCTTTTCTGCATCAGGACGATAAGTATGGAATGTCCCATTATGCATGAAGTAAATTTGAAGAGTATCAGAGTGTAAAACACAAAAGGGATGGAGATTATCTGTATTGATTTCCCCTTCTGTTTTCCACCTTAGATGAAGATACCTTTCGATGTCTTCATTATCTTTTAGTAGATCATAGATTTCTTTAGGATCAGACTTAAGCTTTTTGATAACTTGAAGTTTCTTGAGTTTAGCATCCCTAAGAATTAACCCAAATCCATGTGGATTGTTATATACAGCAGTTTCAAGTTTTTCATAAGGTAAAGTATAACCGGGTTTTTGTTCAATAATAACACACAAAATCAAAACTCCGCATTAAGAGGTTCTATATCATCAATATCGTTATCAATATCATGAATTAGGTCTTCATCAGGTTCTCCTAATTCAATAATTAATTTGTTATCTGGTTTAGCTTCATTTGGGATAACAAATTTGAACTCTGCTGTATTGAAATGCCATTCTTGAATTCTGGATAATTGCCACCCATTATCTTTCATCATCTTTGCAGCAACTTCAGCATCTTTTCTAGAAGGGTAGATGCTTATAGTAGGGGGGTGATCTACTCTGCCACCGATTACAAGATCATAAGAGAGAAAAATAAATGCTTTTATTATCATTGTACATTAACCCTATAATATACTGCATATTTCATTAATTCTCCCCCTATATTAGCTTCTTTCTTGATAGGATTTCTTTTCATATAAGCTTTTATTCTATCAAGATCATTAGTTCTAATGGAAGCAGAAACTCCTCCAGGTTTTTCCTTATTCTCAGGGTCTCCCCATTCCTTGACTAATAAGAACATCACTTATACTTTCTAAATTCATTTGCATAAGATGTTACAGTTTGACCTTGTAGACCTGGAGCACTATTAATTTCTAATACATACGCCTTTTGTTGCTTTTCATTATATATGATATCAACTGCTCCAAAATCAAGACCAACTACCTTAACTGAGTTAATTGCTTGGTCTAATACTTGTTGTGGAGGATTGATCCCACCTCTTACATAGATAAACCCATTGTCTAGATTTCTAACCTGATGATTAATATTTCCTCTGTTTTCTTCAAGGAATTCAGGCTTTAATGCTTTTCTTTGAACATCAATAACCTTGTCCTTGAAGACATGAACTCTGTATTCATCTTTCTTAGGAATATATTTTGTATATAATGGAGCCTTTACAAATGTATTAGGATCATCAACTTTCATAATAACAAGACCAACGGCACTATGTCCATTAAGGACAGTTCTTGCCATTACATCTCCCTTTTTAACCCATTCCATTGCTTCCTCGAACTTTTCAGTCCAAGGAGGAAGATTTATATCTTCGTGTTTAGAAACATGTCTAAAAAAGGAAAGCTTGTTAGAACACCTAATGACTGCATCAGGAGAATTAAGTATAACAGAACCATTAATATGTTGAGGAATATTGCCACTACCCCAATTAATAACAGTATGACGCGGATTTCCTCTGAATTTGCTTCCTTCATGTCTTAGCCTTTTAATACCAAGCGCTTCAGATAGTTCTTTAGCTCCTTCAGAAGCTTTATTCCATGCATATAGATACAAACCCATGTTAGTTACCCTTAAGGTAGGTCAATCTTTCTAGGCATTAAAGCAACTTCATCCCAATTAACTACCCTATTAGCTTGTGGAATAGCTAATATACCTGGTTCAGCAGCTTGCCAAGGGATTCGATTATTCAGAAAAACATTAGCTGCTTGAGGTCTATTATCTACAAAAACATCATGATTAATTGGAGCTAGTTTACGATCATTTTTAACTAACTCTTTCTTAATTCTTTCTTTTTCTGCCTTTTCAAATTGGTCTCTCAAAGCTTTGATAGCTAAATCAATTTGTTCAAGATTAAGATTTTCTATCTCGGTATTAAACATCTTAAGAGCAATTTCCCTAAGTTCTTTAACCTTAGGTTGAAACTCTTTCATCTTGGGATAATCAAGGACTTCCCATTTCTTGATTGAATATGCTATATTAGCAGCATACCAGATATTCTTATCGAACTTCTTCTGCCAATCTTTGCAATATAGTTTAGGAGTAATCAATCCAAAGATATCATCTAGGATATTAGTACCCTTATCTTTAAGAATATCAATGATTTGCTTAGGGTTTTGATCTCTTCTGGAATATTGAAGAATCTTATAGATTATATCAATCCAATCTCTTATTTCTTTGATATTAGTTTCACCTCTAAAAGACCGAATTTCAATACTACCATAAGTTCCAAATGAAGCTACATTGATGTTTGCATACTTCACAGATTGTTCATTTTGGAATATTTTCTTAAGGTTATTACTCTCAATCCCTCTAAACAAATCCGTAATGTTATTTAAGTTTTCTTCTGCATCACAAATAGGGAGACAGAAAAGATTACTCCGTCTATCTGGACCAGAATATTCCATTAAAAGGTTTTCTGTTAGAGCAAGACAGGTAAGGAAGTTTCCTAATGTTTGAAATGACTCATTTAGAAAATTAGTATGAACGTGAACACTTCCACCAATAGGGTTATTAATAAACTTAACATGATTGGTTGAGTCATCAAATTCTTGAAGAGCTTTATCTATTTCTGCATATTTCACAGGGGCTTTAAGAATATACTCTAGTCCAACATTTCTTAAAGAATGATCAATAGTAGTAGTCCAGTATTTCATTGGAGGGACTTTATATTGACTCAGAGACTCTGTTTCAATCTCAATACCAAATTCACCTTCATAAAGTCTGTATGCTTTATAATCTTTAAGCAATTCATAGATAGACATTATTCAACTTTCCAGCCATTAAATACCTGTAAGTATTTAGAGACTACCCAACCCTTTTCACTATTAGGTACAATAACAGTGGTTGGCTCATTTGGAGAAATCCAACCCACTAATTCATTTTTGAAAAAGACATGAGTAATCTTTAACTCAGGAATCCATTTTAAAGCTACATCAATGGATAGAACTCTTTCAATACTTTTTACTGATTTGGCAAATTCCTTTTGGATGTCTTGATAAGATAAGAAATTTCCAATTATAGCATTTTTAAATCCTGCACAGAATAAAGTTGGATTATGTCTGTTCTGATTCTCTTTTGATAAAGGATGGAAAAATACTGAGTCTGGATCAAGGGTTTGCTTAAACCTTCTAAGAGGTCTGCGAACTACATGAGTCACACTATCTTTTGTCTGTTGATAATAACCTAAAGGTGGAGTACTAATATCAAAGTCAGGGTCGTCGACTGATACTTTTAGAGCATGATCCCCATTAACATTATCTAAATGATAAAGAAAAGCTTCACGCTTCTTTAATATAATTCTTTTACCTTCAGGGTCTTTTTCTGCACGCTCTCTATCTACAATAACGTAGTAAGGATGACCTCTATATCGTGCAATCCCTCTGTCTAATCTTTGAATTAAATCTTGATCTGGATACCTACACTGCATTCTAATATAATCCTTCGTCTTTTTTCTGAATAGTTTGCATTGTCTTAACGATATAATTAAACATCTTCTTACGTGTTTCAGACTTTGCAACCCAAATATTACTAAATTGTCTAAGTTCTACACCATATGATTTGGGCCTATAAGCTCCAGAACTCCCGTAATATTTAAGTCTTCTTAGTTCTTCAGGAGTATCATACCTATTTAAATTATTATAGTAGTTACCTTTTCTGTAGAAATATTCAGCGATGAATCTACAGTCTTCTAAATGGTAAGGGTTGCCTAAATCTTCATTCTCTGAAAAACCAATATGCACATGTCCAGCCATTGTTCTTAATGGCATGTTAGTGATATCAATTTTCTTATCGATAATATTTCCATCCAAGGCATTATAATCAGGATCACACCCTAGTATTTTATTATCTGAAGGAATTGTTTCAAAATATTTCTTATTGAACTGAACATAGGGTATAAATTTTAGTTCATAAGCATTATTCTTCTTCTTGATCATATCTGTAAGTTGATTAATAACAGAAGAAATATTATCATCAAACTCTTCTGCTGTAGTAGCAGGATCAATATTAAACTCTGCTGCTAGTCCATCAACTTGAACTGCACCTTTTTCGACTTTAAAAGGATTGTTCTTATCTCCAGGAATTAAATCATGTGCAGATACATACATTTTATTTTCTGTATCATAAATAGCACACTCAGGATCAGTACCAATCTTCAATTCCATTATTTATTACCTTGTTATCCAACCTTAACTTCGTCTTCTTGATCTAATTTAGTTAATTCTTCTTCACATTCCTTACAGGAGTACGTATCTCCGCTGATCTGAACACCTTGATATCTATCAATCAACTTCATATCTCTTGAACAACTTACACATTTTGTAATAGGTATCTTGGGACTTGTACCACTTCGGTTGTTATTACTGTTATTATGTTCAAGTAAAGGGACATGAGTATTAGTTTTATGAGGTCCATGAACACCTCTATATTCTGACATCCAGTCTCCCCAATTTGCAAAGTGTCTTGTTTTGTTAGGTTCATATTTGACACTATCAAAAAATGACTCTTTATCAGGGTTATAATTATATGTGACATCATCTGGATTAAGAGAATACATTTTATGAGGGCTGAAATAAAAGACTCCACCCTTCATTTTCTCTTTATTTCTTTCAAAGACTACTTCGAGCATCCATTGTTCAGATGCCCAATACACAACACTCCTTCTTTCATTACTACAGAAATAAAGAGTTCTCTGATCATTTCTTGCAAAGATCAACTTATCTAGAACTTTATCATATACAACAATTGCATATGCATCAGCATCAGTCAAAGTCTTGAGAACAGGAAGAACACCTTCCTTATTCATCTCTGCAAACATCAATTCCGAATCAGTCTTAACCTTATCGTTGTATTTCCAAGCATTCAGAGTCCCATTATGCATTCCTACAAGATTTTTCATATCAAAAGGATGGGTATTCTCTGCATTTAACTCACCTCTTGTAGCAAATCTTACATGACCTGCAATAACATCAGCAAAAACATCATTAAGAAATGTCTTTCTGTTATCTTTCTTCTGTTTGAACTTTTCAGATTCTACAAAATTCCAAAAAGGGTAAGGTTTCTTCCAGACAGTAAAATCTGTTTTATGACCTTTCTTTTTATCTTTATCATTAGGCATGTTAACTTGTAGAATACCACTACCATGTGTGCCTCTAAAAGTTGATAACATTCCTAATTGATATACCATAATGAGATCATCTTTATTGACCCCTGGTCCACAAATTCCGAACAACCCGCACGTAATACTAACCCTTAACCTTTCCCGTTCGGGACCAAGCCCGCAAGACCAGACCTATAATATACAGTTTGACGTGGAGAATTTTGAAACTTCTCTTTGTCCAGTTTTGATTGCTTGAGTATAAGACAGGCAGGAGAGTTACTGGAAGTAGGATTAGGATTAAATCTGACTCTACCTTTGTGCATCTTTCTCATACTCGCATCACCAAACTTCTTTTTAGAATCATTAGAGTTATTTTTACCACAACCCCATTGTCTAGCCCAAGTGAAATTTGGTCCACCAAGCCATTTACTAAAGTTATCAGCCATTAAATCTTTTTCCCATATAGATAAATCTTATGGTTAGAACACTTTGAAATAAATTCACTAAGACGAGTCCAAGAATTATTCTCTAAAATCTTGATCTGTGGGATATTGTCACTATTGACAGTACAGATAGTATAAGAATAACCAAGTTGTTTGATCTTTCTAAGTCTTACTTTATGTAACTTACTACCTTCTCCCTGTCCTCTATGTTCTTCATATACTAATGCACCATGAGAAATGACAACATCCCATTCATTACCTGGCATACTAGAGAGTCTATATTCTCCTTTATCATATTGGAATAGATTACTATGATAAGGAATACTGGTCAGTTTATAATTCATTTAGTATTTCCCCAAATCAAATAATCAATCAAGTTATGAAAATAGTTCTTGAGTTCGATATTAGCATTACCGAATTCAGGATGGGGTTGGAAACAAAGAGAACGAGTCTTTTCATACCAGACCACTTCTGTATCATACTCAGGAGTCTTTCTGGAAGAATTAGCAGACTGATATTTAGTCGCTAGACCCTTGTTTTCTTTTGTATTATCAACTGCAATAGCAATTATCTCAGCATCTTCACCAGCGATCATCATCTGATGGTGTGTACTTGTTGCCATTACTGTCTTGAAAGGTTCTAGCTTTGGGACTTTTAGTAGATTGACAATAGGATGGCCACCTACAAGACCATGATTATTAACGTGTTGCCACATAGCTCCACCATTAATAACATTAAGGAACTGTCCTCCACGACAAATACCTACCTTAGGTACATCAGGGTATTCCTTATACAGGAGTTGATCCCTCTTATCCCTTCTTTCATCTGTCATTGTAAGAGGAAGAGTGATCTCATTATATAAACCAGGGTCTACGTCTGCTCCACCCGTAAAGCACAATAGATCAGGTTTTTCATTCCTGTTATGGGATACTATATATCCATATGAACTAAAGAGCTTGATGTATTCGATGTTACCATCAGCGATAAAAACTACCTTACGCTTATCAGACAAGAATGTATTCCTTTTTATAAGAATTCCAACCGTTAATAATATCTTCTAGTGTTACAAACTCAACAAAAGAAAACTTGCTTTGAGTACTTCCCGAAGAAACTACATGTGTATTTGGATTAAATGGTTTATATTCTTTTGTAGGAGTCTTGCACCATAATCTATTGATTGTACAATAACTTCCAAGTGTTTTTTCATCCAGATGAGGAGAATTCTTATAATAAGCATCCCAATCAAATTGTGCACGATAAGCAACAGGAGCATCAGTAAAATGCCAATGAGAACCATTCATTGGTCCTACTGAATATGTTTTGAAAGTTTTACCTAAAGCATCTTGGACATAAAAATAGCAGAGATAAAGAGCATCATGACCACTCATACCACCATCAACAAGAGCTTTCCATGTCTTAAGTGGATGAGTATATTCATTCATAACTCTCATCATGATACAGAAATTCTTCAATGGATTAAAAGGAACTTCCTTGACAGTCTTTTCAGGAAGAATAAATCCTTTAGTATTACTTCTACTAGAAACAACTAATTCAATACCATTCTTGGAGATAAAAGCATAAGGGCTATCTTTGCTTGTAACCCAATTCCAAAACTGCATTGCAGATTCAAGACGATCATTACTTGAATTAAATACAGAAGTCAGAGCTAATGGGTCTGTAACCTTCTTCATTGAATAATGACAAGCATGACCTATAGCACTGTTATTATTTTTAGTTCCAACATAATGGAAAGTCCCATTATTATTATTATAGGTCTTGACATTAGTCTGTATAAAGTTCCTGCACTTAATTACTGCCTCAGTATCAGGAAGTTGAGGTACTGAACCGATGTGAGTTTCGGAAATAGAAGTAATAGGGTTAGAAGCATCATTGATTGAAGAAACAATTGACTCAATAACTTTCTTGAGTTTTGGCTTATCAACCTTTTTCTTTGGAGCTTCATTGATCAGTACCTTCGCTAGAGGGATTTTCTTGACTGCAACCTTACGTACTGCTTTCTTAACTGGTTTCTCTAAAACATCCACCATCTTATATAATCCAAGAATACACGTTGTTTTCAACTAGAATCTTTTCTTCCCATTCAGGGGCTGAAAATTTCTTATTGTGTTCCTTTAGTACATAGATAAATACATCATTAACCTTAGTTCTATTATAAGCACCTTCGATTATATCTAAACTTTTAATTACATGCTCGTTGAGAATACTTGAGCCTGTCTTTCTTGATGATCTCATATTCTTTTAGATTAACAACTTTGTCTTCATGTTTCATCCGTTCAAGAATATGATCAGACGCAATAATGATTTTGAAAAGATCAGGAAGTTTATGATTAACAGGAGGATATCTAATCATTTTATAACCTAAAACAATTAACTAATTCTCTTGATTCCCATATTCTATGATTTTCTACCATTCTATGGATTTGATCTTCTTTATTTATTTCCTGTTTTATTTCTTCTTTTGTCTTTTCACTCAAAGGTCTTCTGAATTTACTCTCATGTGTATAAACAGCATGATTATTACCTTTCATAATTCTATTTCTTTCTCTATGGGAATTAAAGCAAGACACTTATAAAGCCCTGCTATCTTATCTACTTCCCAATTATGATTTGGAGACATAAGTATACAATAAGGTGCTATTTCTGGTTTATGAATATGTTGAAAAACTCCAACCACTCTTTGTATCTTAAATATTTTCTTACAAAATTGATACAATTTCTCAAAAGAGTTATTAGGGATTAGATAGTTTGTCCCTACTTTTAGATTTTCAAGACTAGATTCTACAACCTCAAGAAGTACTTGATTGTCAGTAGTCTTAGATACTACTTTGACTTTAAATTTGCAATAGATATCTTCATAAAGTTCATTATCCATTAGTTTTCTCCTTGTAGTACTTTTTCAACAATTTGCCCAGCTTCATAAGTTCTGCTATTGAATGAAGGAAAAGTTACCAATTGGTATTTCTTATTTCTTCTTATTAACTCGTTTTCTAACTTAGAGAACATATTCCAACGTCCTGTTTCATTAGTTATCCTGGTTCCATCTTGTATGAATGGGGTTGTAGGAGCTAAAAGAATATATAGATCAAAATCAGACTCATGTTTATCACATACAGAAGAAAAGAAATACTCATACCATACTTCTGTAGTAATTGCTTCTGTATCAGAAATAACTAAAGGGACGTCGCCTAAGTTATTTAAAGCATTTCTTAGGAAAAAATCTTGAGTCTTAAATATGATTTCAAAATCTTTTTTAGTTAATTTATTCTTTCTTGCTTCTGCAAGTGTACGCCCATACTCAGGAACATATCCACATTTAAACTTATTAGCCAAGTGCTTAACTAATGTGCTTTTACCTGTGCTTTCAGGACCGATAATAGCAACTTTTTTAGCTAAATCAGCTTTAACGTATTGTGGAAGATAATTGAAATTCTCTACTGGATTATTTCTAATCTCGGTACCTGAAATAGGGATTGTCTCTCTGTTTGGATCAACAGGAACCCAAATCATATCTAATTCTTTAGCAACTCTTTCCCCATATAAATCACTTGTGAAAACATGAGTTGGGTAATACATTCCACCTTTCTTAAATCCATTAAGAAACAAGAGTCTTAAAGTATCTTTGACCCATTCATTCCAATATTTAGGACCAGTAATAGTTCCGTTCTTATCTTTTGGTGCATTCTTATCTAATTCTTTTTGATTTATTATAACAAGACTACAATCAAAATTATTGATAGAATTAATAATCCAATCTCTTCTCTGTTCAAAAGAGAATAAATCATTATTTGATGTTCCAACTAGAACAATCAACCAATCACACATATTGTATGCAGTTTTAAGAAGAAGTTCATGCCCTTTATGAAAAGGAAGAAACTTCCCCATAGTCAGTCCAATAGTCTTGGCCATTTATAATCCCTCCACCAAGTAATTAATCCAATTGTTGCAAGAACTAACAGAATACTATATAGTCCTGCTGTGATATATAATTCCTTAATGGAATATATAGGAATAGCTACAATATCCACTAATATCCAAAGAACCCATGCCTCAAGTCTTTTCTGACTTAGGAGAAATTGAGCTAAGATGCTAGCACAAAGGATAAAACTATCAGGGTAAGGCAAAGAGGCAGATGTGAACTCTGCAAAGAAATATCCCGTAAGTGCTGTTCCTATAGGTAAAATAAAGAAACTTGGAATCCACCAATTAGGAACAATAGTTACTGGTGTTGTATCAAACTTAGGGCCTTGAGTAGCCCAATACCAGAAACCATATACTTGCATGGGGAGAAAAAAGAATATCTGCAAGGTCATGTCTGCAAATAGATGAACCTCGTAGAATATCCATCCATATAGGATTACACCTAAAATACCAGTTACCCAACACCAAATATTTTGTCTAGCAGTTTGCCATACACATATGAGTGTTAAGACACTAGCAATAAACTCAACAACCCCTAAAGTAGATGTAAAGAAGTAATTCCATGTGAAATCCCATATGGATTGCATCCTAGTTTTCCTTTTTAGGAGTAGTTAATTCCTTGAGAATTTGCTTCAGATTATTCATGATTTCCTGTCCATCTTGACTCTTAACAACTTGTTCACTCATCTCAGATGCAGCAATCAAGAGGATTGTTTGTCTTGAGGGAATCAAATTACTTGCTAATCCAAAGAGTATAGTAAATACAAGAAAACAGGAGAGTGTTATAGGAACTTTAATTGATACATAGTAATCATCATCAAGGTGTATGCACCAAAATATTAATGTTGCTATACCAAATATTATTCCTAATAAAACACTTATCACTCCTATACCTATACTTAACTTAGGTAAAACATCTGATAAGTATAAAAGCCAAGATAAATTATTCATTTGATTTCCTTTCTAAATGGATCGAGGACCGGGATTCGAACCCGGATTTCTAGAACCAAAGTCTGGCGTGCTACCAATTGCACCATCCTCGAATATTGATTAACTCATGTAATTGGTCGTAGGAATAGGAGTCGAACCTATATCAAATCTGTTATGAGCAGATGGCTTTACCGTTAAGCTATCCTACGATATGGTGCCAGATAGAGGAATTGAACCTCTGACCTTCTCTTTACAAGAGAGTTGCTCTACCAACTGAGCTAATCTGGCATATTATTCACAATCATATTTTATAATTTCTTTCCAAGCTCTTTTAGGAGTTTTAAATTCTCCTAATTTTTTATAACCAATTTTCTTATAGAAAAATCCTTGGTCTACTCTAGCCCAAGCTGTATACAAGTTCGTTTGTTCAGAATGAGTGACTATATAAAGATCGTTGAACTCATAAATCATAGGAATTCCTAAAAATTGGTGCCCACGGTCGGACTCGAACCGACACGGATTGATTAGAATTTGGTAGGCGGCATGGGACTCGAACCCATACTGACAAGTTTTTAAGACTTTTCCCTCTTCCTTTGGGGTAGCCGCCCAGAGCTTGCACAACTTTTAGAACAAAAAGGCCCTTTTTTATTTCGATTAATATTATTATATCTAACTTGTCTCATGGTTTTAACGAACCAAGAATTACAATTAGGACATTGACCTATAAACACATCAACTTTTAGATTTTGCTCAAGAATACTTTTTTCAGCATTTTCTTTTCGAGTTAAAAGTTGAAAATTATCTATAGAATCATTTGTTCTGTCACCATCTTTATGATCTACATCGAAATTTCCTAGTATAGGACCGTGAACAGATTCGTATAAATGACGGGCATAAGATTTTGTAGTTCTCTTACCATCTGGTTTTATAATAACTACAAATGCTCTATCATCTCACCACTCCCACTTCAAGAGAAAACAGCGATTAAGATAATTATAATAGAGATAAAGAAGGATAAATGTACAAAGAAGTTATCTATTTTTGTCATTTCTTTCTCCTTTATTATTCTTTAACCCAAGGTGAACTTGTTGGTTTTTGATACCTATATACATTTGTAGCTTGAAAGATTCTTATATCAACTAAATCATCTTCATCATCATAAGACAATATTGCTTTATCAATAGCTTCTTCTTTTGTATCATATGGCCCTTGAATATCTTGAAAATCGCTTAAATAATGAAAAAACCACTTGCCATCTGTATGAGAGCTTGTTTTTGACATGACTTTTCCTTTCTTAATTAGTGGTAATGGATTATCAGCCCATCTTTACTAAAAGACCACGCACACATGATAACTTACAGCTTAAAGGTGTGTAACTTAGCGCTGTCTTAACCATGAAATGGTGACTCCGGTAGGGCTTGAACCTACAACCTATGGCTTAGAAGGCCAGAGCTCTATCCTGTTGAGCTACGGAGCCAAAATGGAGGGCTAGATGAGGTTCGAACTCATGACACTAGGATTAAAAGTCCTATGCTCTACCTACTGAGCTACTAGCCCTTAAGATTTAACCTCTTATGACTCCCTTATGTATCCTTCGAGAGTCATTATTCTCTTTGAATTTCTCATTTATTAGCATTTCTGAACTAAAATCACCAATAAATGATCCATTCTTCTTGTATAACAGGAAATGAGTTATCCCATTTGTCTGTTGTTCATAGATTTTAAGAGTGTGCATTAGCCAACATCCCTTCAAGTTCAATGATATCAGGATCAATTTTTTCAAATTTTACCTGTTTTTCATGTCTCTTTGGAAACTCATTAATAAATGCTTCAATCCTCTTGAAATTCTCCTTCAGGAAATCATTAACCTGATGCTTATGTCTGACGCAATTAGCTGCAAGAGTATCGATAAAGTACATAATATCGATTGGTTCTTTTCCTGGAACAGGCTCAATTTCTGAATACTTCTTTCCTTTAAGGAAACCATAAGCAAGGTGCATGTGTCTGGCTTCTTTCCTAAGGAAATGAGTCCTGTATCTATGAAGACCAAAAAACTCATATTCCTGAAGAGGAATTTCCTTATCGATAATTTCTTTAACAGGAAGCTTGACTTGAGGTGCTATTGGCCTGACAGGTCGTTCTTCACCCTTTTGATGTCTCTTATTCCAAGGGACAATTCCCTTAAGCTTCCTTACATTAGTAAGTACATGCTTTTCCTGCTTTCTTACCTCTTTTGACTCATATGCAAGAGCCTTGAGCCTGTTCTTAAGTTGAGTCCTAGCAAGCATTGTCTTTTCCTTTCAGTTAGCTTCTTTGTATTCCACGTAGTACCTTGTCCAATCCTTAAACACACCCCTTATTAAATAGATACCTCTAGGGTTTGTATATTCAGATACTGTAAGAATTCCTCGTTGAACAGTAGTATATAACCCTCCTTTTGTAATTGCTTCTATTATGATCTCTGTTTGTATTGATGATGTACGAATTCTAATTTTATCTATTATCATGTAGCTCTCTTAAGTTGATTATTAGCTATCTTTCTAAAAAGCTTAGCCTGGGTTTCATCTTTTGGTTTAGGATGACAGAGAAACATGACATCTCTAAGTTTTACCTGTTTATCATCAGGATAACCTAGAAAATCATCTTCTGTGAACGAACAAAAACTCTTGGCTAATCCTTTAAGAAAAGCTCTAGAGTTTGGAAGAATTCTGTAAACCCAGTAAAGAGACAACGTGTCTACTAATTCACTGGGCATGTTGATAACTTCACAAATAGCTTCTGGAATACAGATTTTATCTTTCGGATCAGGTCTATTTGGAAGTAATGATAAAAGAAGAACCAATGGAATTCTTCTCATATCATGAACAAATTTACTATCAATTGCTAATTCTTTAATAAACAATCTTGGACAGATAATTCCTCGGTCGATTATATCTTTTATATCTTTGTTATTACAAAATCTTTCCCGTGGTTTATAAGACAGAACTATTTTCTTTAGTTCTTTCTCTTGGTATTCTGTAGACATGACACTCCCATTCACCATTAAATGTTTATACACCTAATGGGTGTGAGACTTAATAAAAGAAATTGGTGAAATTACTCTCTACACAATATTTATAAAGTATAGTTCGAGAGACAGAAAACCTTAGGGTCCAACAAAAACCAAGCAACAAAAGACAATAACCAATAAACAAAATGCTCTTACCTCTTTACAACGTACAACCTCCAACTCTAGGTTGGGAAAATAATATTATATTTAGAGGAACATTAGCATAGTGTTCAGATTACTAATCTGTTGCTTTTTAAGAGTATGGATAAGTTAATTACCCGTTGAACGACCTTTCTCAGTTCTCTGTCTCTCTCCCTATCAGCCCTATACTAGATTAACTTCCCTTAGGAAATTAACCATGTAGTCGGGAAGCTCTATTGTTACCTTATGGTTAAGGGCATTTCTTTCTTCTTGAAACTCCATGAGTTCTTTTTTGTTTTTAGCCAAGGCTGTTTCAAGGTCTTTGATATTGTAGTCATTTAAGACCGAAACCATATATTTTTTTGGTCCTTGAGCAAGTTCAGGGTTCTTTTCTTCAATTTTCTTCCTGTGGATAATATCCTGCTCCATTGCCTCTTGTGTAATAAGAACCCTCTTGGAATTTTGTATTTGAGTTAGCCAAGATTGAATTATTTTTATTTTTTCTTGTGTTTCAGCAATAGAGGATATTAAGTTAGAAACACCTTCTTTGTGATTTGCTTCATCAATCAAACGACGAAGCTCAAATAACACGGTATTCTTGGTGAAAGAAGACTTTAGAGCATTAGAGTGCTCTTGGAAACCTTGCTTGAGTATATCAAGCCTGGCTTCAGCATCCACATATGATGGAACTTCTGCTGAAATTACCATATCTAAAGGCAGTATAGCCAAGATGTTGCGGAACTTGTTTGCTTTGTTTAAGGATATTTTCATTTTACCTTTCCTCCAGTTAAAAGAAATCCCTAAAATAGACTATCCTCTGATGAGGTTCCGTCTCCCTCGGAGATTTACTACTCATATTCCATCTGCGAAATGGCAGTGGTTTATTCCTTTAATGTTCGCAGCATTAAGGGGTTATCCACTCTTTATTAGGCAGAGGATAGTCTATTTTAGGGATTTTACTTACTTACTTAAAACTAATACTCATAAACAACAAAAAAGAGCAGTTTTAAGCCATGCCCAGGGCTAAACTCTCGGGCCTTGTGAGTGCCAATCCGAGAGAATACTCACAAACTTTTAGAACAGTTCTACCTGTCCATAACTGGAAGCATTATTGTCTCCAAAGTGTTCCCAGCCAAATTTCCCTGTAATGGTACCAGTCAACCCAGTAACATCTTGGAGAACTTCATTGTCAATTCTGTAGATAAGTTCTGTTCCATCGGAGTTATATGTACCTTGGACAACAACAGTTATCCCTTGGTTGTTCATCCCGACAAGTTCTCCTGTCACTGGATCAACGTAAAGGTTAATAGCATTGTAGCCATTTCCTTTATTCGTATCTATTTCAAGATATTGACCAGAAAAGTTTGCATCCTTGTCAACAATCTTGAATTCAAAGAACCATTCAGGAATTGTATCTGAATCTTTTCCTTCAGCATCAATCTTGTAATCAAAGCCTGTTAGTCCAAGAGGATATGTGATAGGCTTAGCCAATGCACCATCGTCATTATAAGCCTTGAAGAATACTGAATCAATGACCTTTCCATTCTTGTTCAGGAAAGCATCAGACTGACTTTGATATTCGATTGCTTCCATACCATGTGCCTTGTCAGCGGTGTATGGATAATACTTGGTCTTGATAACAGCCATAGGAGTGCCTTTCTCTTCCTGGAGTTGCTGTAAGCCCTTAGAGAGCATCGAAAATGCCATTTCAAACTGTAGCATGGCTAAGCCTTTCTCTTTTCCATGTATAAGATTTATGGTCCTATCGGGAGGTAACACCAAGTGAGCCAAACAGATACATGGAAAGGCACACTCTCTGTAAGTCTCTAACTCGATGTTACCACCCCATAGGACCTAAGCCCTATGAAGTCTTAAAGTTGTCACGAATATGGTAATTAAAAAAGGCCCCTGTACTAGGAGCCTCTTTCAACTTGTTCCACATCGTTTCAGGAACTTTAAGATACGATTTTATCTCACCATCAGTGAAATTAATCGTTAGTGTTTGTCTCTCTCTGTCATAAGATGCAGAACTTATAGCAGAGGAACCAAATTCTTTGAACTCATTCTTCTGTTTTTCCATTCAGCAACCTCTTTTTCCTTTCTGAACCAAACTGTCCTGTAGATGGTTCAAGAGTTATTTCTTTGTCGTTGTATGCACCGTTCATTTTCATGTATTCGTGCATAGCCCATGCGGAATTAGCCTTAACGGTTCTTCCCATGTGATCAATAAACTCAATTGGTTGGATTTTACCTTCCCTGGCTAAAGAGTTAATGGTTGACGCATGGTCCCCACCAATTGCCTTGATGATTTCCATCATGTCCTTCCTTTTTTGAAGTTAACTTCAAGGATTTTTATATCCTTGCCTTGTGGAAGGTCTTTCACCGTTCTTATTATTTTTGTTACCTTAGTACTAACAATCAGTATCTTGAGTGGAAATAATCCCTTTGCCATTTGTCAGTTCCTTTCCTCTGACAGTTAGAAATTTAGACAAAATAAAACCCCTAAAGATTTCTCCTTAGGGGTTCTTTTCTTACTTGAAATTCTTGAAAACCTTGTCGATTTCCTCCTGGTTCCTAAAGGTTTTCTTAGTTGGCACTAGCTTTTGGTCATCTTTACCTATTCTGATAAATAGACCATCTTCTATTGCTTGTTTTCTTATTCTCTTTTCTTCCATTGTCTGTGCAGTTTTTTGCCTTTCTGCATTCAACATTTGCAGCTTGACAATATCATTGTTGATAAAGCTTTGAGACTTATCAATCTTAGCCATGTTATCAGGATCAAATGGCCTTTCTTTAAGTCTCTTTAGTATCCTTCGATGCTTTTTAATGTGCCTTATTAAGCTTTCTTCTCTTGACTTGATCTCCTCTTGAGAAAAACCAAGTGAAAACTTTCTCTTTCCTGATAAAAGAGCACTATAAGACCTTTCATGAGGGAGATTTGCTTGTGCAAGAGGCTTTACCTTTCTAATTCCTCTTACAATCTCCCTTGCTCTTTTTTCATCTTCCAACGAAAGGTCTAGGTTAAACTTCCTGGGTTGCCTATTCCTTCGTATCTTAACCATTGTCGAGGGCCTTTCTTTTCCTTTCCGCTGTGCGGATTTAACCCTATAGGACATAGGGAATTTTGGGGATTTTCTTTGGGGAAAACAATCTCAACTGCAAAGCAGGAGATAACAACAGGGTAATTCAGAATAGCAGAAATCCCCCATAGAAGCGGTTAAACTTCTATAGGGGAAATCTTATGGCAATCTGTTGAAGCCTATGCCGCCTTAGCGGGCTTCACTTCCTTTTGTTCAGCCTTGGCTTCCACTTCCTTCTTTTCAGCGGCTTCCATCTTGGCCTTAAGTCTCGCGAATTCCTCGCGGTCCTTGTCAGTCACGGTTCCAGGTTCAGCGCCCTTCTTCCACAAATCGTCGATTGCAGAAGTCTGGAAGCGCCTATTTTCGTCAGGGATAAGACGGTTAAGGGCAACAAGAGTACTCTTGTCATATCCATGAACCGCCGCTGCCGACTTGATAAGAGCCAGAAGCTTTGCTGAGCCATCGAAAACGCGGATTGCATCCGTGTCCCTCTGGATTTCAGCGTCAATGAACCGGGCAATGGTTTCCTCATTGTCCTTCTTCATTGCCTCACGGATTGCCGTGCGGACCTCCTTGATCCTGCCTTCCTCGGTTTCTGGAATGATAACCTTTCCTTCAACCTTGTGTTCCTTGGTGAAAAAGAACGTGATCTGCTTGTTCTTGTTTTC